AGATCCATGAGAGCTTGCTGACCCTCCTGACGGACAGGCTGAATCAGAAGACTCTCGCTCTTGTTCAGAGCATACACCGGGGAGATGTTTTCCTTAACCGGGGCAAGCTGATTTTTGTCACCGACGAAGAGAATCTTGCAGGTGCTGGTCGTACCCTTGTCGATGTAATCGTACAGGTTCCGATTCACCATGGAGGCTTCATCGACGATGATCAGAGTCCGATCATGAACCTCCCACTTGGGAGTCGGAATCACTCGCTGCTCACCAGTAGAGAAGTCGTTGTGAACCCGAAGGTTCATGAAGCTGTAGATGGTCTGGATGTCAGACCGACGGTGCTGCATGGAGTTCTTGAGAACCGCTGCTGCTTTGTTGGTGGTGGCTGTGATGGCGACATACTGAAGATCGGACTGAGGCCCTTTGTGCTTCAGGATGTCGTCTGCGACTTTGGAGATGAAGAAACTCTTGCCTGTACCAGCACCACCTGAAACCCGATGGAACTTCCGTGCTGGGTCGTTGATGAAAGCCAGTACATCGGCAAAAGCATCTCGTTGTTCTTGGTTCAGGCTCGCCATTTTTCGAGATACCTTTCGTTGTTCATTGAACATTCTCGGATGATGTCATGTTCAATGTCAGTTACATTATCAGGATGGATGTCAGGGTGGATCATGTAGATTCCACGAAAACCTTTGAGATTCTGATGTGTCATTGTGTTCAAACCATGGCACTGAATCTGAAGTTTGTCTGGTCCATAGACCAAAGCAAGAGAGTGACGGCTTGATTGAGAAAAGTTCTCAACATGCCAGAGGTCACATACACGACGAAACATCCACGCAGCTTGATCACGGTTCCAACAAATGAGTCTCATGTTAAGACCTTTGTTTAACCCGTTCATAACATTAGGATAACTGATTTCGATCATGGTTCCCTCTTGAAGAAAAACCCCTCACCTCCGGAGAGATGAGGGGTTGGAGCAGAGGACTGTGTTGATGAGGCAGGGCGTTCACACCTGCTGTCTACGTTCCGATGAGGAATTACCTCATCTGCTCTCGATCAGCCACATTTGCTGTAGCCACAGTCCTGACACGTCGGGCATCCAGAGAGATCCACCATGCTGAAACCTTTGCAGCTTGGGCATTGATCCGGCACATGGCCAGTATCGGGCGACTGCTTGGCATCTTCCTCAACCTCGATGAGTGAGGAGGTCTCTTGTGGTAGGCTCTCAGGGGTCGATTGATACCCGATGTTGTCGAGGTGCTCCGACAGCTTTTGGCCTATCAGAGCAACCAGAGAAGGACAGTACCGACCGTCCACCCACTGACCACCTTTGGGGTCGTGGATCTGCTTGAGTTCTTCAGCCACGAACCGAACGTCTCCGCCACGCTGGAACACTGCACTGACCATTCGGGTCAGAGCCGCAGTCCATTGGTGGTGTTCGACGTTCTTGCTGTTGATGAAGATCTCGAACGGCATGAACCAGTCGTGCTCAGGATCGACGACGTTGTTGAAGGTGACGTAGTAGCTGTCCCCTCCCCAGCGACACTTGTAGGTCGTGCCCTCAACAGAATGAGGACGAGCAACCACTCGCATGTCACCGTCGTACTCTTTGTTGACCACTTCCGGTTCTTTGGCCGGTTCTTCTTCTTTGGTTTCAACGGACAAGACGGATCCTGTCACGTCGTTTGGCCGGTAGGTTGTGCAACCTTTGCAGCCAGTTTCGAAGGCGTGATCGTAGACTGCTTTGAAGTCCTCGAACGAGATGTCCTCGGGCAGATTGACAGTCTTCGAGATGGACGAGTCCACCCACTTCTGAAGAACGGCCTGCATGACGATGTGGTCTTCAGGAGTGAGATCCTGAGCCGTGGCCATGTAGTTCTCCCACCACCAGATGGCGTCGGGGTTGTCGTTCTCACCGAAGTGCTCTTCGAATTTGAGCACAGCGTAGTCGTACACTGTCTCGGTTCGCTTGGTTCCGTCGTCATTGGTGACTTTCCGCTGATAGGACGGAGCGAAGATCGGCTCACCACCGGAACTGACATTGCCAGCATACATGCTGATGGTCCCTGTGGGAGCCACCGACAGCAGGTGAGAGTTTCGGATACCGACCTCAAGGATGTCGTCCTTGATGTACTGAGGCATCCGCTGCATGAAGCCAGACTGAATGAACTTCTCACGGGCTTCGAGGGATTGGAGACAAGGTGCTGGACCCATCTCCCGTGCCATCTGAATGGACTCTTCGTAAGCCCAGATGGCGATGTTCATCATGATCGTGTCGGTGAAATCGACAGCTTGTTCGCTGCCGTACCGATGACCAGTCATGAACAGAGCATCAGCCAGTCCGGTCACACCCAAGCCTTGGCGACGCTTGAAGCGTGCTTCGTCTCGTTGTGCTTCCAGAGGGAACAGGCTGGTCTCCACCACGCTGTCCAGAATTCGAACCCCAGTCCGTACCGACTCTTCCAGCGCATTCATGTCGATCTCTGCCTGTCCTTTGACGAACGGGAAGACGACATGCTTTGCCAGATTCACCGAACCAAGCAGACAGGCACCATACGGAGGCAGAGGCTGCTCACCGCATGGATTCGTAGCTGCAATGGTTTCGAGGAACCAGAGGTTGTTCTCCTTGTTGATCCGGTCGATGAAGATCACGCCCGGTTCAGCGTAGTTGTAGGTGTTCCACAGGATTGCTTCCCACAGATCATTGGCCTTGATGGTTTCGTAGACCTGACCATTGAACATGAGATCCCAGTCAGAATCGTGAGCCACCGCTTCCATGAACTCATCGGTACAGAGCACCGACACGTTGAAGTTGCGGAGACGTGCAGGATCTTGCTTGGCTGTGACGAACTCCATGATGTCCGGATGGTCACACCGCATGGTGGCCATCATAGCACCCCGTCGGCTGCCTGCTGACATGATGGTCTTGCACATCGCATCCCAGACATCCATGAATGTGAGAGGACCGCTGGAGAAGCTCTCCACGCCCTTCACAGGTGCTCCCTTCGGACGAAGGGTCGAGAAATCGTAACCGATTCCACCACCTTGCTGCATGGTGAGTGCAGCTTCCTTCAGCATGTCGAAGATGCCGTCGAGACTGTCTGGGATGGTTCCCATGACGTAGCAGTTGAACAGGGTCACGTTGCGTCCTGTACCTGCACCGGAATTGATCCGACCAGCGGGCAAGAACTTGAAGTCATACAGAGCACTGAAGAACCTCTGTTCGAGGGCCTCTCGTTCTGCATGGTTGTTGTGGAGATGCGGAAGATCTGAACAGGCAGATGCGATCCGATTCCACGTATCAACCACATCCACGTCAGAGTCGAAACCTTCACGATCCGTTTTGAAACGGTACTTCTGGTTCCAGATCTGCTCGCTGATGGGTTGAGGGAAATGGGCTTCACTCATGGTGGACCTCTTGGGTTGTGATGAAACGGGATGTTCGGTGTACCAATGTCACTTCAGAGGAGCAAGCTCATTTAGTTGTTGCGATGACCTCCACCACCATGAGTGGTCTTTTTCTCCATCTCATCAAGGGCTTTGAACTCATCCTCGGTCAAGGCGGCTGTAGTACCACCCATCAAACCAACGCCGTAGCTCAGGCCCAGTTGGAAAGAGGCTCGCTCTTGAAGTGTGGGGAAGATCATCGGTTCGATGTCGTCGTCCAAGGAGGTTTTCACATTGAAGCTGAACTCCCCAAGAGGGTAGATCACAATGTCCCCAGTGCCTTCTGGTATATCCTGCATCGAGTCGATGTAGTTCACCAAGTTTTGGACTTCCGGAGGACCAAACCGATTGAAGATCCACCACCGAATTCCCAATTTCGATTGGCTCATGCTCGCATCCTTTCTGCTGTTGCGAAAATGTGATCACTGATGAAGTCATCATCATGACATCCAAAGTTGAGGATGGGAATCTGATGGTCTTCAGCAATTCGGAGTGCTTGTCCAGTACCTCCGACGATCTTTCCGTCTGGAGTCCAGCAGAGGACAAATGCTGAGGGTGTGGCCAGATCTCTTCCGAGAACTTGGTAGCAATTCCGTGCATGGAAATCGCGTCCAGAGCATGAGACGATCTCCCATCTTGGATGATACTGTTTGGCAAGCATCCTTGCAGCTTTGTCTGAACCAAAGAGAGGAGATTGGTTTTTCCGGAAGCCCTTCCATGGGAGATATATCTCTTTGAGGGTTGAGGGATCGACATCATGGCATTTCGCATATTCATCGACGCCTGATTCGAAACTTTCATCAGCCCCTTGAGCACCTCCAGATCGGAGGGTAAATCCCATTGCTGCGAGTGCCTTACCCGCTGCATACATCTTTCGGCGTATGTCTTCGGGCGTTTCTCTTGATCCGATTCCGGCATAGCTAATCGTGCTCACGGAGCAAAGCCTCCTTGTGTGCAGGAAGGAGATCTTCCATCACATATTCAGGAGGATAGAAGAGTTCCTTCATTTCATTCAGGGTGCAGCGGATGAGGTTTCCCGCATCTGTTACCACCAAGAAAGTGGGGTCAGGATTCAGGGAGGTAACACCACCCACTGTGACAGCATTGCCGGTAGCACGGCCATCCCGTGTGGGAAGGGCTGCATTGGGCAGGGTGTAGTCCCCATGGGCCAGATCTTTGGCCCAATGAGGAAGAAGAACAGCGTCACGACGATCAGTCATCAGAACGTCCCCCAGTATTGGAAGCGATCACCGAGGATGTCTTTCCATGTGGTGTCGAAGTGGCAGTTGTCAGGTGCTGGTTCGAAGAGAGGTGCGATCTCTTCCTTGGTGAAACCACCAAGACCACAGCCAACCTGAGTGACTTTGAACTGTGCTCCTCGTCCATACCAGTATTCGGCAGTGGAGATGAAGCGAGTGACCGAATTCCTCACCTCTTCCAGAGGGATGAACTCAATCTTCCAGCCTTTGGTTGGCAGGGCATAGCACATGGGCTGAGTGGGAGAACCACCAGTCATCCCTTCACCGATGCCCCATTGAGCACCCAGTACCTTGTGAGCATAGCGTGCTGCTCCGGCACCATGGATTCCTGCCTTGTTGGATCCGAAGACGAAAATCATGTCAGTCATTTCTCATGTCCTTCATGAGTTTGTCGAAGTCTTCGTCAGACATGGGAGCCATGGTGGACCCTGCATGTTGGGTGAGGTCTCTCTGGATGAGATCTTCGAGAGTGGCAGGAGAACCATGGTATTCGATTTCCATGGTATCAGCTTCAAGAAGCTGATCGAGCTTCTCGTTGATCCGTTTCTCGGTCTTGTGGATGGACTGAGCATGGATCACTTGCATGATCAGGCCCAGAAACAAGCACCCCAGCATGATGGCTTGTGTCACCAGTATCGGTGTTGATGTGTCGAGCATCGTCTCTTCTCCGTTGGTTCTGTTTGTGTGTGACCATTTCGAGATGATCAGGATTGACGCACATACGGTTGCGACACTTGTGGTCAATCTGTTTCTTCCCCGGAATGTATCCGTGGACTTGGGTGTACATCACTCGATGCACAGCGACAGTGTGACCTGAAAGACACATGCGAGGATACCCTCCTCCACGTCCATTCCCAGAGTCAGAGCCTTGCCAGATGTGACACTCAGTCTCGTAGCCAAGATCAACGATCTCCACGTTGGAATACACTTTTTCTTGGATCTCTGAGCGGCGACACATCTGGAAAAACTCCTTCGATTTAATTTTCGCGGCGGAACTCGCGTCATGTAGAACAAAACGTGAACACCCACTAGTACCCAGATTCAGTCTTAAATCGGGGGATGAGAAGGCCAAAACAGGCACTAGTGGGGTCACTCACAGATCTTAGCTGATTGCAGCGAGGATCTGCTTCTCTTCGGTACGGTTGAAGCCGAGAGCTTGGTAGCTCTTCTTCTTGCCACGCTTGAAGGCGGCCAGAGCTTCGAATGCACCTTGCTGGAAGTACAGGCGAGCCTGTTCAGCGACAGTCATGCTGGAGGACTTGAACTTGACGTAGCCGTCATAGTCGTACTTGTCCTGCCAGCGACCCATGGTCCGGGTCGAGGTGTTGTGAAGTGCAGCGATTGCCGACTTCGAGCCTTTCTCCAGACGGAGGTCTTCGAACACTGCGATGACTTCGCTGGGAGCGTCGTCCCACGCATTTGCACCAGTCGCAGCTTTCTGAGAGGTTTTTGCCATCTTCACGATGTCCTTCTTCTCACGCTGGACAGTCTCATCAGTGTTCAGAGACTCTCCAGAAGGTTGGATGTCAGGTTTGGATTCTTCCAAAGCCATGGCAGGAATCTCACGGCCTTTGATGGCCACTCGTTCCAGAATCTCCTTCTGACCCACCTTCACAGCTTCGAACGGCTTGATGGCACGTCCAGCAACTGCGTCAGCGATGACAGATTTGAAGGTCTGTTCCCCGGTCACGAAGGATCCGGAGTCCACCATCTGGTGTGCTCGTGCAGTCATCACACCGATGACATCATATGCACAAACACGGGCTTTGTTCGTCTCGCCATGAGGGACAGCGATGAAGTTCGCAGGATCCACCAGAACGATCAGAGTGTGAGTACCACCAAACCCACTGAGGTAGCCGAGATTGGCCACATGCAGGCCATGGGAGCAGGAACGGTTGCGGCTGGGATCGACCCCATCCACGTCCATCCACACATGGCTCCCGACCTGTTGTTCGATCTTGCCCGAATGGACATCGACGAACATCCCGTTGGGCCGTTGGTTCACCTTCTTGTACCCGATGATCAGACCGTCGTTGGTGAGCGGAAGCTCAGACCGTTCGATGAAGTCCATCAGATCTTCAGCACTGTGAAGGCGATCTTTGGCCACTGGGGCGAGGCGACGAAGGAAGTTGCGTACCGCAGGCGAATCTTCCGCAGCAGCACGGTTGGCGTGCTTCTGGAGCTTCTCCACCTTCGGGATGACAACCTGTTCACCTTCGTGCTCAACGGCCACAGAGACTTTCTGGGGATAGAAGATCCCCTGAACCTGTTTGCCGTCGATTTCGTGTGTGACAATGATGCCACTGTTCTCGTAGCCATCAGGAATGATGGCTTTCGAGATTGTCATGAACTGGTTCAGGTCTGTCTCGATGACAGATTTCCCGTCCAGCTTGGGAGTCAGAAACTCCGCAAGTGCCGTCGTGTCATACGGGCCGTCGATCTTCATATCGAGCACTTCACCTTCAGCGGTGATGAGCATGATATTCGTCTCGGAAGCCAGCATGGACACGACGTTCTTCGTGTTGTTGGTCATGGTTTTCCTCTTGGTTTGATCAAACAGTTCGCAGGAACCGCATGAGTTTCTCAGAGAACACTTTCACTTCTCCCGGCTTCATCCCACGAACGTGGGCTTGCATCCGGTAGTCGTTGAAAAGGTCCAGTTTCTCGATCCTCTGACGAACCAGAGAAACAGCGTCGCTCTCAACGTGAGGACTCAGGGATTCACGGATCAGAACCTGAGTATCGGTCTTGGTGTACCGACAGTTCTTTGCCGTGTGAAGGATCGCCATGTCTTCCCAGAACCTGTCTTTCTGCTTGGTTCGCAGATAGGGAAGACCGAAGAACTTCTGCACCTCTGGGAGTGCTCGAATCTCTTCCGGCAGCCCAGACTCTTTCTGCAAGAGGTAATGCAGACGCATTGTCTCGACCCGCTTGGGGTCTTCGAGGATCTTGCAGATCATCTGATGCAGCTTCTCTTCGTAGGTCGGGATCTTGTCGAACTTCTTCGTCACACGCGATTTGTTGTGAATGACCACGAATCGAGGAGTGTTCTGATACACCCAAGCCATGAGCTTTCGATCAGGAAGATCCGAGCGATAGCCGGTCTTGATCTTGTGCTCTGTCAGAGTGATGTAGCAGGTCGGATTCTCCACTGCATTGTCCCAGTTACACCAGTCGTTCTCCGTAGGATCGTAGAGAGGATAGGTGCTCGTAGGACGGGGCATGGAGGGCATGGACGACCTCACCTGCTTCTCTGGTTCATCGGCCTCATAGACCGTGTAACCAGCGTCCTCCAAGGCTTTGAGAGCCTTCTCGTAGTTCCCCTTTCGTTGGTGAACCACAAGAGCAGCCACAGGACGGTCATTCTGACTGTAGTAGGTGTCTCCGAACTCCGACCGATGGAAGTTGTGATAGCTACTCACATTGGGGTAGTTCGAAGAGAACATGGCTTGGTACGAGAAGGTGGTTTCCTTCAAAGCACCAAGGGTCTTGGCCAGAATGACAGTCTTGGTGAGCAGGACTTCTCCATACTCTTTGCCATCCTTCCGGAACCAGAGACGATCAGGATACCGACGATTCGGAGTTTTCAAGACTTTCTGTCTGTTGAGAGCCTCGATGATCGACTTCTGACGTTGAGAAACATCCCGGAACTTGCCAGCCCTACGGATGTTTTCTACGACCAGCCATTGATCTCCATCGGAGACACGAATGTCGTTGTCCTGACCAGTCGCATCGTCACAGATCTTCTTGGCGTCGATCAGTTCCTGCATGGACTTGGGGGTTTCGATCATCTTCACAGTCTTGAGGCTGTGACGAGAGGATCCCCGGTTCATGATGTAGTCCCGGTAGTGTTTGAACTCCGGAAACTTCTTGGCCCAGATGATGTACTTCATCTGATCGAACTTGTTGTCTCCCAAGAGACGTTCGATCTCTTTCGTGTTCTTGAGAACCAGAAGACAGATGCTGTTCCACATCGACTGATTCATCGTTGCAGGACACTGTTCCTGAGCAGCAGAGATCACAGGATGATGAGCATCTATGACTTTCTGAAGCTCACGACGATCACCAACCCGAACCCATGCTTCGATGAGATACTTGGGTTCTGCACCAGACTCACAGAGAGACTTGAAGCCCTCTTTCAGCATGGTTCGAGCACAGGGAACCAACATGGAACGGAAGTTTTCTTCCATGATTTCCAGTTGGTTACGGATGGTTTCCACCGTCTTTTCGTTCAGGTTCAGACCTTCACGGCTGGGAAGAGGCGACAGAGTGGAAGGTTTGAAGCCGATGTACATCGTACCGAGGTGACGAGACATCTTGTGGACGAAGTTGAACTCCGACTCATAGGCTTCGTCAGCGACGATCTTGTAGCGAACTCCGCCGTAGACAGCGTAGAGTCCACCACGATCATCATCGTTGACGATCCATTCACCGGGAGGCACTTCGTCAGCTTCGATGGTCTCTACCTCTTCATCAGCGTAATGGATATTCGCTTTGATTCCAGAGAGATAGAGAAGTTCCTTCACGTACTCATAGGCACGTTGCATGTCACTCTCAGACTTGAGAGGAATGGTGACAAGGAGTCCGGATTCGTCGGTGGGAACATCCTCAAAGATGATGGAACGTCCGGGTCCACCGTCGCTCTTGTCAGAGACACGATTCATCACGTACATACCCTTCGCTCCATTGTGGAACGAGGTCACAGTGAAGCTGTCCGTGTAGGCGTAGGGGGACTTGGAACCAAGACCGAAACCACCAGTGAGAGCATCGTTTTGGCGCTTCGTCGAGTTGCCATAGATGCAGTAGATCGGGTGGATCTCGCTCTTGTGAATGCCGGGGCCATAGTCTCGAATGATCAGGCCCGAGGTGTCGTTGATGTAGATGTCGATGGGTCGATCTTGGCAGTTGCCCATGCGGTGGGCATCCCAAGCGTTGAACATCGTCTCTTGGATCATGGTCCGCATTGGCTTCTGGTAGAGGCCAGTGGACAGCATGTTCATCAGTACAGGGTCGTTCGTGACCCCGAATGCCTCAGTTTCGCCGCCTCCGATCAGAACATTCTTCTGCTCAAAGTCGCCGCCATTCAGGACTTGCATGGCTGTATCTCCTTGGTTTGAATGAAAAAACCCCCTGCCGCACTACCAGCAGGGGGTCTCTATCCGGACATCTCAGGCTGCCCCGGTCTCACTTGGTCCACCACACCCCTGTCAGTGAAACAGGGCTATGATCTTCCTCACACGGGGGTCCGTCCAGCCTGAGAGCCGAATCAGGGGTTGTCGATGTGATCGCGTTCGAGAGCTTCGTTCACGTCCACCCGAACGTCGATGTCCGGAATGAAGGTCTGGGGCTTCCAGACGATCTTGGTGTGGTACGTCGAGACATCAGCACCTTCGAGTTGGATCATGAAGTACGTCATGTTGGCCGAGTCACCCAGTTGGTGACGTTTGAAGCCATCAGCGTCCTTGCACGTCACCCAGAAGCGGTTCGACTTGTCTTCGATGGAACAGAAGCCAGTGAACGTGGCGACTTCGGTGTCCGTCCAGACGTTGTAGAACACGATGTTCCGAAGCAGCTTGAAGTTGTCAGCTTCGGTCGTGAGGTTCTGGTTGGCGATGGTTGCATCCTGCTGACAGGCAGCAGTGAAGAGAAGTGCAGCACCTGCCACACCAGCGAAAAGAAGACGTTTCATCCTCAGTCCTTTCAGATGTTTTCCTGAATCCAGAGACGGAGTTCAGTCTTGGTCATGGTTCCAGCGTGGATCTCACGGATCATACCGTCCGAGAACAACGCCACAGAAGGCACAGAACGAATGCTCAGTTCGTTGGCAGTATTCTCTGCCTGTTCGATGTCCATCTCTGCGAAACGTACATCTCCGTCCATCGCTTGGGCCATCTCCTGAACCACAGGCTTGAACCGCTTGCACGGTTGACACCACGAGCCGGTGAACATGATGACGATGGGATCGGTATTCTCACGGACTTCCGTGTGGAAGTCGGTGTCAGTGAGTGGTCGGAGCATTGTTGGCCTCCTGAAGCTGCTGTTGGAAGTTCTTCCATTCGGTGACGATGGGCATCATGTCGGGGGCCACGTAGTTCGGGCCTTTCATGATCTTGCCATCTTCACGACGGATGGGCTGACCGTTCTCGTCGAGCTTGCTCATGTTGGAAGCATGAACCACTTCGAAGGCTGCAACGACGAGGGGCAGAGGGATCTGGAGCTTCTGGGTCACTTTCGAGACCACAGTCGCTGCTTCATCCAGAATGTCCTGAAGACGCTGGTTCATCTCAGCACTGATGAGTTCCGGAGCGTAGACCGGCATCGTGTTGTAGAAGCCAGCGACGACGTAGATCACGTCGGCCAGTTCCTTGAAGATGTCAGCCATGTTCTCATCACTGATCTCTTTCTTGCCATAGGCTTCGTCGAGTTCCTTGGTTTCCTCGACGATGAGCGTCTCAGCCCACCAGACGAAATCACGATTGGCATCCATCGCAGCGATGAATTCCCGCTGGGTCTGGAAGAGCGCAGCAGGCAGTTGTTGGGTAAACATTGGGGATCCTTTCCGGTTTGTGACAACCCACGAGAGACAAAGTGGTTTGTGTCTCATTTGGGCCGATTTATGAGCGACAACGCATCCCACTCATGAATCTTGCACAGAGTTCGAAACTGCTTCTTGGTGCCATACCAAGCGTAGTTCTTGTCTGTGGTCAGCTTCGTGCCAGAAAGGTGGAGATACCGCAAGGGGATGATCTGGGTATCGACTGCATAGTACAGATCGTGAGGCTGGATTCGATCCAGTCTGGTTACTGCTCGAATTGGACTGACTGGACCCATTAGTACCTCATTTGAAAGGTTCGGGACTCAGAGGCAGACCATGTAGAATCATAGCCTCGACGGATGTTTTCCCGACTGTTCACGTTGAAGACTGTCTCCCAAGTGGTTCCACCATCAAGAGATTTCTGGAAGCTCATGGTACGAGGAGTCTGGTTTGCGAAGCTGTCTGCACGAGCAGATACGACGAATTCTTCGATACGTCGTGCAGTAGCAAAGTTCTGACCAACCCAGTGATTGGCACCAGTTGATACGGAAACACCCCAAGAGTTGTTTCCTGAGATTGTGTCATCGAATGCTTTGGTAGCTTCGAAACCAGAACGCTGATCTCCGGAAATGGCTTCTCCTGTGGTGGTGACATCTGCACCTCCAACAGTTTCTCTCATCTCCAGTTCTGCAACATGCAGGTATGCAGAGTTGTCTCTGAAACCACCTTTCAAACGCCAGTGAGTGGCATCATCCTGAGAGATTGCAGACTCTGGTGCATTGAAGGTGCGAAGCTCATTCTGATCCCAGACAGGCTGGTTGTTGAAAGCCCACTTGGTATTCCAGAGCACGTTGTCATCGGAATACTGAAGCAAGAAGTGGGATGGACTGTGAAAAAAGAAGCTATCATCCCGAGCACGCATCCGAATCTCAGCAATGGACTGAGGTGTTCCACCGAAGTCTTGTCCAGCCCATGTAGTTTCGTCCTGAGAGATTGGACTGTTATATTGGGCACTCCATTCAGTGGTAGAGAGTCCATCAAAGAGATGGGAGGCATCGAAACCACTTCGCTGAGTTCCAAAGATGGTCTGTCCTGTGGTGCAGAGATCAGCCCCTCCGATAGAAGAAGCCATCTCCAGCATCTGGAGGCTCATGTACGAGTCATCGTAGGCATCTTGCATGAGGACACGCCAGTAGCGATGAGCGTCGTCAGGGCCTCCCGGAGCGGCTGCCAGCATGAGAGCTTGGATACCATCAGATGTAGGCATGGAAAGTGTCACATCTGGTTCAGTACCAGAGGTCACTTGTTCTTTGTAGAATATCGCATGACCGATATCACCAGTTGAGAAAGCTGGGGCAGTCTTAGTCAGTCTTGTCCACCCAGCAGGGGTATCAGGCATAGCATCACCACCATCGGTAGCAGCGATGATGAAGAGAATGCAGTTGTCTTTGGTGGTCGTGACACCGGGAACAACCAGACTGTTGCTGATTGCTGTTGCAGCAGTTCCAAGAACATGGACTTCATCACAAGAAGGAATGGAGATCTGAGTGGCTGCAACCTCCAAAGTACCATTGTCGATGGTGTCAATGTAGGTACGTTTGGGGATGTGATTGCTGGAACGAGAAGATGCAATGAGCATCTCAGTATCGGTGCCTCCAGCATCTCGTCCTGTGTAGATGTTGCTGAATCCAAGAATGGATCGAATCTCATGAATAGTACCAGCAGCATCAGTGGTAACGACCATCAACTGAAGATCATTAACTTCAGGTTTGGGTACTGGATGGAGAACTTCCAGATGATTTCCCACAGCACTGGTGAAGTTGTTGTTCATAGTGGAGTAACTGGCCATAGGTTTTGAATATGGATCTGTTGCTGCGGAGAAAGAACCAGAGGAACCGTTGGTAATGGTCCCTGCAAATGATCCATTGTTCACAGGTGTATTGATGTTTGCCAGAGTCTGATCACCTCCAAACCAGATGTATGGAGTTGGAAGAGTGCTCAGATCTTTTGGTGCGAGAGTGTCTCGATCAATGAAGGCATCAATGCCATTGAATGTGGTAGGGGTATCGAGCCAAAAGTCTGCGAAAAGACCTTGGTAGTCTTGGAAAGTGGTGCTGTTTCCGAAAAGTTCGATGTCTTCTCCGACAAAACGGATCTCAGTATCTGTATTGAATGCAGTGATCTCATTGCCTTTGTCATATTCGACTTCTTGGCCGTTGATCATGATTTCACGATCTCCAGACACACAGTCGAAAGAGACATAGATGTGAGCAATACCTTCAAAGGGTACAGTTTCAAAGGTCTCGAATTGCCAGATGATATTCTCACCCGGTCCTTCGAAACGAATCTTCAGTCGATGGTTCTGAAGAATTTGGACATAGGTATCCAAGGAACCTACAGCAAACAGACAGTAGGTTCCTGTGTATGAAGGAAATGTGACAATCCAAGTCGAGAATTCGATCTTGGTTTGGCCAGTCAATCCGTGATCTGAAGAGGCAATCGAGTAGAAGTTTCCGCCAGAATCTCCATCGAACCATGTAAGAGAATACCCCCCCGGAGTCGGAGGGGCACCTGCGCCCATTGCTGCATAGGATACGGAAGCGAGAAGGCTCATCATGTGGTCAGGTTCCCGATCAGGTAGAACGTGTCAGCCACGTCTGTGTCTGGAATGAGAGTAGCAGAGCCGTACTGATCTGCAATGGTGAGATTGCCACCAGCACTGTGGATGGTCACTCCTGAACCAGCAACGAAGCTCACAGCCCCAGCACCAGTCTGAACGAAAGTACAGGGCTGTGGATCAGCAGGAGGGGAGTCCACAGTCACAGTGATTGCAGAAGCGTTGTTCATCTTCTTGACGACATTCCCGATCCAGTCATCATCGACAGTGCTGTACGTGGTTCCTGTCTCTTCTCCTTGGCTCATGCGGCTGCGATTGGCTTTCTCTTGGATATCCAAGAAGCGAGGATCACCAACAGTCGCATTGGTATCCAGAGCGAATTCAGCACCAGAAAGACCAAGGATTTCAAGTTCTGCTGATTGTGCAGCAGCAGTGCTGGAGAAGATGTGAAGTTCCATACAGGAACCATTGAAGGGGCTACCAAGTCCGGGCCAATCACCCCAGTAGTATTTCTGGTTTGCATCGTAGCTGATTCCAGCACCACCATTGATGGTGACAAAACCATCATAGGAGTTGTTGAAATGCAGGTTCATGTTTCCGTTACGAACAGAGCCATCTTGAACAGCAGTCTGCCATGTACGGGCCACATCAGAATTGATGTTCCAATCGGTATTGGGCCAGTCAGTGGCGTTACCACCATTGGCTCGAAGGTGAAGGTCTTGCCATTCCTGCCAAAGACCAAGGTTCATGAAACCACCAGAATTGGTAGTACCATGAATGACCTTTAGAGTGCCTTCATCAATACGCTTGAAGGTACTGAGAACCAGAGGATACTCAGTTGCCCATGCAGCAGTGCTTTCGTCTTCTGTGGAGACAAGCCAGCCGTCTCCAACAGTGGTGCTGAAGTCAATTTGCCAGCAAGTGATACCAGCATTGTCGTCTTCTTCGAGAAGAGTGATGTTGGCTGCCAGAGTGGCAGTCATGTCGTCACTGCCCCACTGGTCATAGACCGTGATCAGACGAGTGTCTGCACCATAGGGACGAGTTCCTCGAACGACACCATCAGCATTGAAGTTCACGTCGGTCTGAGTGCCCGGATTGGCTGCGTCTTCGACTCGAATAGCAGGACCGACGTAGCTGGGGTTTCGAAGAATCATGCCACCACCCCAGACAGGAGTGATGTTGGTGAAGGTGGATGGACCCCATTTCGTGTAGGACACAGCATTCTGGAATGGATCTCGGTTGGTCCATTCACCGTTGTAAACTGCGAGAAGGTGGTTGTTTTCAGCAGCAGTGACAGCAGGAAGAGAAGCTCCACCACCACCAGACTGATCAACCCATTCGGTGTTGTAGTCGGTGCCATCGACCTTGGCCAATACCTGACCAGTGGTGCCTCCTACGGGGACACCTTGTCCGTCTGCACCATCAGCCCCCGGAGCACCGTCTTGTCCATCAGTAGGAGCGTCAATCCATTCCAGAGCATCTCCTGCTCCGTTTACCGCAGGAATTTGACCTGCTGTTCCCAGAGTTCCGGGAGTATCCGAAAGACCAGTGAAGGCAGTTGCACCTCCACCAGAGCCGGGAGTGGTGTCCCCAGAGGGGAGTTCTTGTACTTGTCCGTCGATTACGACGAGAGGACGACGTTCAGCCATGGGGACACCTTTCGATCAGACCAGCAGGATGGGATCCTGCGGTTGGAAGTTGATCACAGTCGAAGAGACTGCGAATCCAAGCCGCTGAACGATATTCCCGGTCGAAGAGGGGGCCACATGGTTCGAGAGACCCGGAGTGGTGGAGAGGAAGTGCATCCCCGGTGTGAGGCCCGTCACTTGGTTGTTCAGACCGCCCCAGTAGACAGTGGCGGTTTCGCCAGTCAGGAAGGCTGCAAGAACAAAACCATTGGCAGGAGCCACACCCGAAGAGGCATCTGCCTTCCGGACTTTGGCGACGCCACCGTCATTGAAGACGTTGACGAAATCACCGGCTGCGAGAGCACCAAAGGCTTCAATGGCACTGGTTTCAGCGCCAATGCCAGTGGGCATCATGGTGGGGTCAAGACGGCCAGACAAGTCCAATGCAGGGATCTTGCTGGCCTGACCTGCACCACCCGTAGCAGTGGCTTCCACTTCGCGGAAACCTCCTGCTGCATCGTGTTGTAGGAACTTATCGGGCATCTGTTACACTCCTATGATGGGGTATGGATCGAGGTTGATCTGGGTAGCAGAAATTGCCCAGCCGATACGGCGAATGGGGTTTCCGGCAGAAGGTACGGTCTGAGTTATCACACCGTTGGCTGAAATGAAAATGGGAGCATTGGGAGTCCAATTCCAACCACCTTCAGTTATGAGTCCGGAACGGACCACATTCACAGTATCACCGATGGGAGTCGCCATCCGAGTGACACCAGCATAGTTCGACAGGCTGTCTGCATCCATCTGAGTCAGGAGACCATCATAACCCACAGCACGGTAGGCGTTGATGATCTCTTGGGCTGTGATGGCCACATCCAGAGTGCCAGTCGAAGCATTTTCGACGTTGTTGAAGCCAGTTCCGACATTCAGACGGAGAGGCTCACGCTGACTGAGAGTCAGGTTGAAGTTTTCGTCGATCCCGATCTCGTCATTCGCAATGACGATCTCATATCGAGGACCGAAAACCGCAGTGAGGTTCACATCGCTCATTGGGTCTGATCCTCCGTGCAGTCGATGATGAAGGTCTGAGACGAGACTCGACCCTCAACAGGACGGTCGAACTGGATGTCGCACTTGAGCTTGCGAACAGGCCAGAGAGCCGTTTGTTCCTTGGGGAGAGAGATGGTGAACTCACCAGCAGCAGCATCTGTGATGGTCACATCGAGGTCAGAGATGAGCTTGCGAGCGTAGCGGACCTGAGAAGCGATGGTCCAGCCGGTGATATCCACAGCCGAGCCATTGTTGTCAGGGTTGGTGAGAGTCATCGGGATGACGAAATCATCGCCCCGGACAAATTCGTATGTGACTTGGGCCATGTCAGCATCCTTCGGTTTGAACTTGGTCTGTTTTGCTTTACCAGAGTGAGGTTTGCATGACCATATCAAACTGAATGTCAAGAAAAACCCCCGCCCGAAGGCGAGGGTTCATTTCGTACCGCTGGATCCGAAGATCTCAGGGAGATGTGGATCACCTCCCTTCTTCGAACCAGCGGGAATAGAGTTTCTGGACCCATGACGGCTGGGGAAGGACGTTCCAGCCGATCACAAGACCGATCCCTACCCCTATGAGAAGTTCAAACATTCTGCACCTCCTTTGCTTCAACGGTTGCGAAGACTGCCAGATTCTTCGATTCCCAGAGGGAGCGAAGTGCAAGGGTCAGTTCTGCCGACGGGGGCAGCGTCTGGACCAGTTGCATGGCAAGGTCGTGGAACGGTTTCGAGGCTTCCTGAAGATGAGGCGGAAGGTGCTCGTACCGAAAAAGGCTTTTCACTTTGGTTTCATCCATTGGAGACCATCTCCCAGTCTTCGGCCAACAGATCAGTCTGGCTTGCGAGCCATGGGACTTGATGTCCGTCAGCAGTTTTCATGTAGATGTACGGCAGGGTCATCTTGCTGTGTGCATCAGGAACCTGAAGCTCCAGCCACATACCCTTGCCATTCCATCCTTGACGAGCGACTCGACCAGAGCCTGTCTTGAGGATCTCCAGTGCTCGTGAGAATGAAAAGGTCATGAGGTTTCTCCAAATACTTGAGAGGCTTTCACCGTGAAACGGGAAGTCTCTCCTTCGAGTTCATCATAGATGACTGCCTGAGCCATCGCTGTCTCTCCGTAGGCTGAACCATAGAGGTCAGGCTCAGACCAGTTGGAGGCTTGTTCCCAGATCACACCGGGGAACTGCTCGACCTTACGGTGGTGCTTGTCTCCTGTCCAGACAGTGATGTGCTCGACATCAGCGATGTCCTTTCGATACCGCTGAAGGAATTGCATGACAAGGCGATCAGGCTTGATCTTGTCACCATGGTGTCCGAAGAGGGCCACCTTGCCGAAAATGTGTGCCCAGTAAGCATTGGGATCCATCTCGACAGTCACATTGGACTGGTTGAAGTAGCGCCATTTGGCACCTTGCAGCAGACTGAGATAGCTGTCTCCGTCATGGTTTCCTCGCTTGATGACGAGGCGTACATCGGAGATTTGTGCAGCGATATCAGTGGTATGGATGATTTGTTCACCCGTGGTATCCACGACTTTGAAGTGACGAGAGTCAACGTCGAGGATGTGGTCCGATCCGTGAGTGGCAGTCATCGGAACCTGTCCGTTGGCATGGAGAACATCACCGTTGTAGTACAGGATGATCTCTTGGACTTTCTCTTTCTCAACGTGATCGAAGAGACGGCAGAGCCAGTCTTCGAGACGTTTCATGGCGATGGGAAGATCCCAGTCTCCGTATCCGGTTTCTGCTCCCCATGCGAGAGCACCAGAATGCAAGTCATTGATGGAAATGAAGGCTTTCTTGACCCTGTTGGTCAGTAGAAGTGTGGGGGGTTTGAAGAGTACAGGAGGAGTTCCGATGAAGCGTTGAGCGATCTCTTCCATTCGCTGTTCTTCGGTCTTGGCCTGTTTGTCTTTCCGTGTGTTGAATTGGAAAGAGTAGGTGCGACCGTGCTTGTCTGGTTTCTGAGACTTGACCCATCCAAGTCCGGGGTCTCCGTCAAAACCAAGCTCATCCATTCCGTCGATGATTGCTTGGTCTAGTCCTTCTCGGGTTTCGAGTTTGGCTTCATAGGTCTGAATTGACCTTCGAGCAGTGGATTCATTGACTCCGAAATGAGCAGCCACAGACGAAAAGGATGGCTTGCCATTGGAGATCCAATAGTCGTGATACTTGTTGGCCATAGTGGGGATCCCTTCTTGGTGAGGTCAGGGATCCCCTATCATGCTGTCTACCCGTGGTAAACTTCATTTGGAATCAGCTTTCGATGCTGAATCCAGCCGGTGAGATTGCCATGCAGATGCTGAGAGTGCCATCCTTCCGGGTTTCCGGAAGTCGGACACTTGATCCGTTCATCAGGCTTGGCTTGATGCTCGAACGGTGAAGCATGGACACGCTCATCGTTCATCAGCAGATCTGCACGCTCCAGTTCAGCAGGGATCGAACCATCACCGTTGAACGGCTTGTAGGAGATCCGAGCACACCGAGCAGCAGACAGCTTCAGAAGGATGTTCGAGTGGTACTGTGTCATTTCTGCATCAGTGATGTACGGTAGATGCCATTCACCGAGAGTCAGATTCTGAACATCAGCACGCTCAATGGCCATGGCCACGAGATTGGCCAGATCCTGAAGGTGAGGTTCTGCTGCATGGTGCTGACGAAGCCAGAGGAAGTTGTCCCACTGAGTCGCTGTGATCAGCGTGTCGATCCACGAGAAAGGCTCCAGCAGACGATTGGGGTTCTGCTTGTGGTAGCCAGCCTCCATGAAGGCTTCAGCCGTGTCAGCAGCCACGTCACGAGCGTAGAGCCATGCTTTCTCTCGATTGACGAACTCAGGAATCGTGGCTTCTTGGTTCTTCACGTAGGCTTCACACTCTTCGTCAGCCTGCATTCCTCGTTGGTTCTTGCCCCAGTGCCACGGCACATAGGGAGTGTTGCGAACCTCGTTCAGCATCGTTTTCACCGGCACAGCACGGGACGAACGAGCATTTCGACCAAAGACCCGGTGGGTCATGATCTCACCATGAATGGGACGCGGGTATCGCATCCGAATGGTGTAGAGATGTGGACACCCATTTGCGGCAGAGGCCAAGATGACCTCCACCTGCATCTGAGGTTGTCCGGGATGCGAATACACGACGTTATTCATCGGGAAGCCTCCAGTGGAAACCATGGATCATGGTCAGTTGATGGTGGAATTCATCGACTTTCCTCTCCAGATCGGTGAGGGTTCCATCGTTCTTGATGCAGAAGTTCCAGAAGGAACTGTCTTTGGTGATGTCCATGGATCCCGTCTCAGGAGGAAATCCGGGACGTTCAACCCAGACGATGAAGTCGAAGAGATTTGCCTGACGGCAAGCCTCAAGCTCATCCTGACGACGCATTCCGACGTACATATCCAGCCCACGAGAGAGCATGGTGGCAGCCGTCTTGGTCTTGTCAGGAGTGTTGTAGGCAGAGATCATCTCCATCCATGTCACTCGATGGTTGTGACGATCTTCGTACATCTCATCGAACGTGTCGTAGCGATCTTTGCCCCACTGCTCCCAGAGGCATTCTTCGGCTACGAACTGGGAAGATGACTTGAATCTCAAGCCATAGTTGTCTCGGAGCATTTCTGCTACCGAGTCTTTCCCATGTCGTCCGTAGCCGAGAATGAGGAGCTTGGGTCTGCGCTCCTCATAATCAGCCATTGAGAACACCCATCGCCCGCTTCACAGCGTCGAGGTCGCCTTCGACATTGCGTTTGGCAGAGTACATCTGCTGAAGCATGTTGGCTGTTTCAGCATGATCCATCCGTTCTTCCATGAGAGCGGAGGTCAGTTCACCGATGCGAACCTGCTGTTCCATGGTGGTTTCAGCAGCGATCTCCATGACGCCAGCGAGGAATTGCCCCATCTGGTTGGTGAAAGCGATGTGCTGGGTGGCTTTGCGATGTCGCTGCTCCGACTTGGCGAGCAGATCTTGCAGAGCGATCATGGCACGAGGAATGTCGGTGCCTTCGAAGCCCATCTGGTCGATACGTTTGCCCTGCTTGTGAGCACGAGCAACCATCGTCCGGACTTCTTTCATCCGACGCTTCTTGAACTCCTTGGTTTCCTCAGTCGGAACCATGGCAGTCACGTTGGTATTGGCTTTGGTCATGGGATCCTCCTAGAACCAGTTGTAGCCGAGTCATGTGGCCCAGCCGTGAACTACGGCCACAGGGCCGAGAAGTGCTCCAACGATCATGAACACCCATTCCTGTGCTTGGATTGACACAACAAGATGGGTGATCCAGCCAGCGAAGGCTGCCAGACCGATGAAGGTGAACAGTACACGCATGATGTTCTCCTTGGTTGATTATTGCAGTTTTGCCTCTTGTGGCTTGTCTGCTTGGTTCTGGTACTTCCCGTCGTACTGAGCGAGGTCAGTCGTCACATGGAAGACCACTTGAGCGATGCCAACTCCAGCAGGGATCTCAAGGAGACCCTGACCTTTGAAGGCAAGCTCCAGAGTCAGGAACCCATGCCAACCCGGTTCGATGACCGTGTTGAACACTGAGAGTCCCTGTCTTGCCCACGTAGATTTGTCATGGACAATGCCGACAAGATTGGTGGGCATCTGGAACCGTTCGATGGCAGAAGCCAAGCAAAAGGTGCCAGAACTGAGGACATCTTCGACCCAGACCAAATTTCGGCCTTGGCGATTGTCGAAGATGATCTTCTGCTTGATGCGGATGTCGTATCCAGCTTCGGACATCCCATAGCTGTACCCAGCAAAAGTCTCTTTTGATGGGCACATATCTGCGATGGGGGAGAGCTTGAGAAGACTGTTTCTGTTGGCGATCATTTGGCCCTCCAGTTTCTGATGCGGTGGCCAATGAGTCCCCACCACCATGCTTTGAGCAGACGATGGGGATAGATCACCTTGGTTACGCTTTCGACGTAATAGTCCACGTCGTCGTCAGTGGTCCAACCATCACCACGGGTGAAGTGAGCAGTGATTCCTTGGACTTCGTAGGTCATCCCGATGTGGAGCTTGCCCACATCGAGAATGCCTTCGTTGACTGCGTACTCGATGCCCAGAGTTTCATCGAGACCACCGACACAACCAGAATAGTCATCCCAGTCGATCTCGTAGGGACAGTAGGTGCTGGTCGGATCATATGATACGACATGGAAGGTCAGATGACCTTCTCCAGCCCAGTAGTCTCGCTCTTCTTCTTCGGTGGGTCGATACAGATCGTCTTCCTCTGCTTCGATGAGGTGTTTGACGAATCCGTCACCTGCTGCTTCGGTCATGTTATTTCTCCGGGATGAGGTAGACCTCACCGTATGTGACTGCATCGAGGTATCCATCGTAGACGTTCTCATCAGGAACGAACCAGATGGTCTCCCAGTCAGGTTTGGGGGGAATTGATACACACAGATCGGTGAAGATGACAAGAGCTTCAGGATTGATCTCTGCCACACGCTTGTAAACTGGGTGCAGAGACGTACCACCACCAGACATCACATGGATGTTGTCGAGAGTCTCATCCTCACGGAAGACTTTCTCGAATTGGATCTGGGTGTCCCACAAGATGACAGTCATCAGAGTGGGATTCAGCTTCTCTTTCAGTGTCTTAGCGGAAGCCAAGAACTGACGCTTCTGTGTGCTCGTGATGGAACCAGACACATCCAGTGCGTAAACCAGATGAGTCAGACGGTTCTTCCGGCCACGCTTCGGGTACTTACCCTTGAGCCGAAGTTCACCTTTCCGTTCACGACGAGAGGGACGCATGAAGGTACGTTTCCCACCACTCAGAGGATCGGTGAGGTAGTCTTCGAAGATCTCCTCGTAGCTGGCCTTCTTGATCCAGACAGTTTTCCCTTCGGTTCTCAGGATCTCCTGAGTTCCTCCGGGCTGATCACCAGCCAGCTTGCCATTCTTGACAGCTTCTTGGCGTTCTTGCTCGTTCTCTTGGATCTGCTGCTGAAGGTCTTTGCCAGTCCCTTCAAGGGCTTGCTTGACCAGATCTTCGATCTGATCGGTGCTGGGAGCACCACTGGAACCATGGGAATTGGGATCCTTCTTCCGTTCTTTGTGGACGATGGCGTAGATGGCATCGGTCCCCATTCCACGGAAGCGTTCGTCGATCTGCATACCCTTGCCACCGAAGTCAGTGGGAGCACCACCCCTTAGAGTGGTAACAAACCCATCTTCATCACAGGTCAGGTTGATCACATGATCACCTGCGATGTTGTAGGATTCAGGATCTTTCTCCTTGCCTCGTTCGAGGTGGTTCAGGATCAGGTGCCAGATCTCATGTGCGATCACGGTCTTCCGTTCTTCATGGGCCAGTTGGTCCCACCACTGAGGGTTGAAGAAGATGAAGCCGTGACCAGCACAGGCTGTCGGTATTGCAGAGACCCAGTAGAAGGAGATGTCGAACACGTAACGACTCATGCCTTTGAAGCGTTTGTCTGTGATCAACATCTCCTCCACATAGCTCCTCAATGTGTCGTCAGCACTGAGAAGATCACCGCCAGAGGCCGTCGAGGTCATCCCCGTCGAGATCTGGGTCATGTCCGGTTGGTTGGACGTATTTCCCCCAACCTGATTCGACGTGGTTTCCATAGGATTTTCCTTTTCCAGTCAATGGGTTGCCCTTCTTCTTCCAGCGGTCTTTCGACTGCTTGTCAAAAGGGATTACTCCCGGAGGAGTCACCTCCTTTCGGAGCACTCCCGAGAAGAGGGTCGATGTTCAGACGTTCGGAGACATCCTGAACGAGACGTTTGTCGCTCGGAGTCTCTCCGGTCTTGCTCTTGATCTCACTCAGGAACAGTTCGCTGTACTCGCCACCGACACGGTTGACGTAGATCAGGCAGTTGTCACGGGTCTGGTTGTCAGACTCCATGAAATACTTGGCCAGATCGGTCATGAGACGTGCCTTTTGCACACCACCACCGGGGATCCGAGTCGATGCAGGACTCTGAGCGATCTCCCACGGGTAGGGCAGTTGGATGTTCTCGTCGTACTCTTCCTTGAAGGAACGAGCAGCCATGGTGCCCACAGCAGCGGACATGAGGTTGAAGCACATGGCACTGATGGGCTGACCAGTCGTGACCATCTGACCAGTCGGAACACCAGCGTTGTCCACGCCTTCTTCTTCCTTCATGGTTTCACGCTCGTGCATGTTGACGTGAGCGAACACCTTCTCCCAACCACGAGGGGTCGGATAGGTCTCCAGTTCCTCACGTTCCTTGGCCTTGGTCGGAGCGTAGAGCATCTTCGCGTTCTTCGTGATGAAGTCCACGACTGCATCATTCCGCTTCGGATGTTGCTTGGCCCAGCGGATCCAGTCCTTGGAAGAGACTTTCATCTCGCAGGGCAGCATCCGGGTGATCAGGGTGTCAGGCAGTTCCCGAGCGATGGCAGAGTCACTGGCACGGTTGCCAGCAGCCACGACCACACACTTCGGATGGAGCTTCTTGCCACCAACCATGCGATCAAGGATGATCGAGTAGGCAGCAGCGAGCACCTCTTCGGTGGCACTGGAGAGTTCGTCGAGGAACAGCAGCCAGCCGGAGTATCCATCAGGGATGGGATCTCCTTCGAGGGGGAAAGTGTCGAACGGGAGATAGTAGGCTTTGCCACGCTTATCATCACGTTCGGGCAGGCCGGTCATGTCCTCACTGAGCATCTGGCTCAGACGAAGGTCGATCATCAGAGCATTGGCATCTTCTGCCACCTGATGAATGACTTGGGACTTCCCGATTGCAGGAGGACCAGCCACATACGGAACCTGACGACAGGCGAGAGCAGCGGTCACGAATTCGTAGGTCTCCGCTGGAGACAGTTGCATAATTGACGACGACATTTGGGTTTCCTCTTGGTTGAATACAAAACCAAAGAGAAAGAGTCAGGGAAGTGGCTTGATCTTGTATCCGTAGACTTGATCCATATCCTTGGCCATGACAGCCACAGTCATCCGATGGTTGGGGTTCATAGACGATCCCATGAACATGAGGTCAGGTCTGTCTTCCACCAGTTCAGGTGAGTGAAAAACAGTCCTTGTCTCCTCTTGGAAGTAGTAGTAGGTCTCTGTCTGCGGCTTGGTCATGACGCTCTCCTCTTGGTTGGTCAAAAAAGATTCCCCTCTCCATAGCTGGAGAGGGGTTTCTTGTCACTGTATCAGGACAGCGTGTAGTTCGCGTTGAGGATGACATCCCGAGGGATAACACCCACTTTGCGTGCCTTGATGTCCTGCTCTGCCACCTGAGATGCGATGAACTTCAGGATGGTGCTTTCACACAGGTCAGCAAGGATGGTGTTGTACTGCCGACGCAGATCGTCACCGTAGTTCGGATGGCAGCGGAAGCAGTCATGCACACAGACCAGTTCGAAACTCTGGTTCGGCAGAGACTGGATGAGCTTGGCAATCACGAGAGGATCGACAAGTCCGATGGTATCTTCGAACAGGTAGTCGAGGATCCTCACACTCAGGAAGCCACACTCTTCGTAGTGGCTCCAGAGAGTCTGAACCATGTCAGCAGACTTGCCATCCGTACCATTGGCACCTTCGATGATCAGGTTCGCCACTCGTGCAGTCACACGCTGGTCGAACTGACAACGACGGTACATCTCACGGACGATCATGCCATCGACACTGTGGATCAGGTTCGGACCCAGACCCTTGTGGAACCGAGGACGTTCATTCACCTTCTGAACCACTTGGAACTCTTGATCCAAGAAGTGGAAGGGGATGATCTCCTTGTCGTGCGTCTCGATGCACGCATAGAAGTTGTCCGGAAGGATCCAGTCGTAGGTCGTACCGTCGATCTCGTCCCACAGTTCCTGAATGCCAAGATTCAGATCCCATGCTCCGGGTGCCAGCATCTCCATGGTTTCGTAGAACACGTCCACATCTTCACCGAAGACGGCTTTGGGTGTGGCAGTGGAACCATAGAGAGCAGTCATGATCGACTGCTTCACATCCTTCCGGTCGATGTTCAGACCAGTGTGCATGTGCTGGAAGATCTCTGCATAGGCGTCGAGGATGTTCTCGTCACCACCGCACAGCTTCCAGCTTGTCGGGCAGGAAACCAGCAGAGACAGCAGTTGCAGTCCCGACGATGCAGCGTCGAGGCTGATCATGTAGCCACTGGGTCGTCCCATCATGGCATCTTCCATGGCCAGATAGGCTGCACGCAGTCCCACAGGGTTGGATGCTTCCTTGAAGGTCTGCTTGTCTTGGAAGTCGATTTCCGCGAAATGTGCGAGCCGTTCGTCCCAGCCTTTCTTCTCATAGGCTTTGTCGTGTTTGCACGCGATGTCAGCCATGAGGTATTCCTTGCCGGTCAGCGAGCGAAACTCTTGGACCTTCAGCATGATACTTCTCCTTCGGTTGCTTGAATGTGTTCTTGGACAGTGAGTGGAGCGATGACGCCGCATCTCCACCAGACGTTGAGCCAGTAGCCTTGATCGTCTTTGTGGATTTCAGCTTTGGTGGCGTACTCAGGTACGATCAGAAGTCTTGCGGCGTTGGCTTCTGCCCACCACAGGAAGGTTTCCCTGTTGTCTGATGGTCTTGGCATAACGAGGGTTGCTCCTTCGTTTGTGAAGCTCACGTTCGATCAGACGCACCTGTTCGTTCCAGATGAGAGATTTCATCAGGTACTCTTCTTTGAGGATGGTTGATCGGAGATTCTTGAGCTTCTTGGTTGTAGCCTTTGTGATGGGATGCGGTTTCGCATCACCATCAAGAAAGCAGTTGTTCGCCAAGGCTTCTGCGAACGCTTTGTATTCTGGGATGGTCAGGCACAGATAGTGCCTGTCCTCCAGAGCAGAGGTTGGAGCGTCAGTCACGGATCCAGCCACGTCTCATTCACTTCGTCATAGGTCGTGCAGACACGATCAATCTGAAGGTCTGTGGTCTGGTTCAGGATGAGTGCTGCACATTCCGCACGACACTCAGCACTGTTGACGAACTCTTCGGGATCCATGTCAGCAGGGATCTCGAACTCGAAGAACTGCATGGTGTCAACGACAACCAGCTTTCTGCCTTGCTTTTCGTCTTTGCAACGCTCGATGTCTTCACCCGTGATCATTGGGAATTTCTCCTCTGAATTGAGCACCCAGAATGAGAACTTTCTGGGCGAAATGGTTGGCTGCCATTGGATCCACTTTGTCGGTGTAGACCAAGAGCATCTTGTTCATGAAGATCATTTGTATGCCCTCTGAACTGGTGTGATGAACTTCGCGTTCTCTGCGATGTCCCAGATCTTCAGGAGATCGTCATAAGGAACGACAACATGGTCTTTGACAGGCAGACCTCTTCCGAGTTCTGCTTTCTTCATGTTCTCGTTGGCGATTCGCATGATGGCATTCATGCGAGTGTCGAATGCTGCTTGGTCTTCACGCTGATAGCGTTCGAACTGAGCACGACGACGTTGCTCTTTCTTCGAAATGAAGAGTTTCATGAATCCGTTCATTTGGAATCATCCTCCATGATGCTGTCACCGACGTAGAAAAGCATGAAGAGCCAGATCAGTTCATAGATTGCCTGACTGTAGTCTCCTGATTCTTTGGCAAGTCCTTCAGCATGGACCACCATGAAGAACTGATAGATGACACAGGCGATGAGAATGATGACTTTGATGAAAGTCCACATGGTTCAGTACCTCACTGTCGAGATGCGGATGTAGTGGGATTTCATGTGGTCGCTTCCGAGGACTTTTTCCCAGAAGTCGTACCAGAGAGCACTCAGAGGGATTTTCATGACAGGGTATCCTTTCCTTGTCCCATTGCTGCGAGGATGTCGGTGAGATCCTTCTTGTAGAACTTCATCCGTGTCATCAGACGTTGCTGGATGTCATGGAGACGATCCATCTCAGCAACGATGTCGTCAGCACTGAGGATCATGTCGTTCTGGAAGAGATCTCCCAGAGAGTCATCAATGGAGCGTGCCTTGAAGAAGGCATACTGCCTTTGTTCAGGAGTCAGTTTCATGGTTCAGTCCTTTTCGGTGAAGATGGTTTTCGCACGAGTGCGATTCTGGTTGGAACGAAGGTCTTCCACTTCTTCGGTGAGTTTGGCCACCTGACGCTGGAGTTCTTGGAACTCAGGACAGTCAGTGATGAGAGTCTCCACCTGTTTGGGTGGTTGTCTCTCACCGTTGACGAAATGGATCCACTCCTGTTCGAAGAAGTCTTTTGCCTCCTTCAGACCAAGACCTGTCATCGCACGGATGTGCTTGATGCAGTTGATCTTGCTCTTGTTGACGAACTCCACATCCATAAGTTCGCGGAGATCTTCGACAGGGAAGAACACACGTTCGGTCATTTCAGCACCAAATCAGCCGACGAGCGGCTGCCTCTTCTTGACGTGCAACATATCCTCCATCGAAGGGCTTACCTTGACGAAAGTCTCCGTTTGGGTCATCTCCTGTGAACATATACAGAAATCGACCAAGCATGGCTCCTTCAGCCACACGACGTTGGTACAATGGCCTAACCATTGATCAGTTCCTTCTTGCTGAGTTCGAGCACTGCCTTGTTGTAGTCAGTGCCTTGGCTGTTGACGTGATAGCCGACGCAGTAGGTGCGACCACGACGGTCATACTTGTGGGTCAGCCAGAACTCGTTTCCGAGAGTGAGCAGACCCTGCATGACATTCATGGAATTCTCGTAGAAGACTTTCGCCTGCTTCTGACGCTTCTGGAAGTCTTCGAACGGTTCACCCACCTTTCTCTTGGGAAGGATCATGTGACCTTCTTCAGAGGCGATGACGTTCATGTTGAGGGTGAGACCGACGCTGTTGGCTCGGTTGATGTGGTCGAGACACACGTCTTCTTCGTCGAAGACATCAGATCCGTTGAGGATGATTCTCCCACGACGGTCGATGTAGCCACTGCCCATGTGGTTGTTCTCCACCTTGCGAGGAGGAACGATCATTGGCAGAGGGAACTGGTAGTTGGCCAGTTGCTCTTCGACATCAGCAGTGATCTCGTACTTCAACACGAACTTCATGGATTCCATGTCGAAGTCGATGAGGTCATCCTCCACCACTTCCTTGAGCATCTCAGCCACTTCCTGTGGTGTTCCCCACTTCGGGCTGAACAGTCCCACCATGGTCGGAACATCAGCCTGCTTGTGCAGGTAGATCTGCACCACACAGTCGAGCTTGAACGGGTCATCGGTCAGTGGCTCGAACTGTTCACGCAGCACATCGAGAAGCTGATTGCGGTGGAAAAGCTCCTCAAGGTTACGCTGGGTTTCGACCATGTTTTTGTCCATTTCCATGGTGGTTTCTCCTGTGGTTAGGGTTGTGCTTGGTTTAGTCACTTTGGCTACAAAACCGAACTTTCAGTTTATAGAGGTTGAACTCGGCAGTTGAGCGCAAAGCGCAGGAGCGGCGGAGCCGCCCACAGGTCAATCTGTTGTGGGATGAAAGGTCTATCTGCCAAGGAAAAGCAAAAAAGAGAGTAGGAAAAAAAGAACTGACCTCCCAACATGAAGTTGAGAGGCCAGTCTTTAGTCGGGAGTTACCCGAACAGGGAGTCGAGGTCCACGGCGACCTCCGGAGCAGCGACGGATTCGACCTGCTCCTGACGACGGTAGAGTTGGACCGACAGATGGAGCGGCATCGACTCGCCTTCCTTCAGTTCAGCCGACTTCTCGCGGATCTTGTTGATCAGCGCGTTCACGATCTGAGCCTCTTCGGCCCATTCGGGATTCCGCTCATGCGAGTTGGCGTAGATCCGGTGCTCGGTCAGATCCGAGACAGCGATGCCACGCGGCAGCCGGTTGAACTTGGCAGTGGATTCGTCGTCCTCGTCAGCGGTGACGAGACCCACGTTGATCCACAGTCCAGCGAACTCGTCTTCGTCAGCCTTGACGGTACGCTTGGTGGTGGAGACGGTCTTCGAAGCGGCAGGTTTGAAAGCCATTGGAGTAGTTCCTTCGTTTGGTTTGGTTGATGATGTTTGGCGTTATCGCCAAGACCGGCGGAGCCGGTTTCTCAGGTTGATGGTGAATTGAATCCACCGGGAACGAAGAGTCATGGATGCGTTAGCATCTAGCTCTTCTTGGCTCACGAGATCAGGGAAGAGATGAGCTTTGGACATCAGCTTCTCCATCTCTCGATGAGATGCCAAATGGCAAAGATCAGTGCGATCCCTGCCAGTATGACGATGAGGTTGGAGTCACCATTGGTGACTGAGAATGCCACGTTCGAGGGATCCATCAGCGCACACTCCAGTAGCACACGGCCATGAGGGTCATGACCATTGCGAAGTAGAATGCGAGAGGATTGGCTTGTGCCCACAGTTGTGCTGTGGACATCAAGCAGTCGAGGCTTTGGTTGGTGCAGATGGTTTTCATTTCAGTGAGTCCTTCCGGGATGTTCAGGGTAGTCGAAGCACATGCAGTAAACTGGGCTTTTCAGTTGCATGACTTCTTCCAGAGTGTCGAGTTCAGCACTCATGTCTTCGAGTTCAGAGATCAGTTCGTCCTGATCCTCCCAGTTGTCTGGGTCGATCATGTTGTCACAGACTGTGATGTCACGCATGAGGGTTGCATGACGCTCACGGAGGCTGGTGGAATCGGTCAACATGAGAGTTCTCCTGTGGTTGTGGTGAGTTGAGGTAGAAGTACAGATCAGTTACCGAGGTAGACTTTAGGAAAACCTTAGTCAGATGAGAGGTCCATCTGTCTGTCTATCTGGGTAACGGTTCCGCTCTACCCCACGGTTGGTGAGGTAGAGCAGTTGGTCAGTTGCGAGGACGCTGGCGTTCGGCACGGCGTTGTTCCATGCGAGCGATGAGGTCGTTGTAGATCTCGGTTGCATCCTCGTCGGCTTCCAGTTCACGCTTGAGTTCAGCTTGGCGTTTCGCAGAAGCAGTAGCAACGATGGCAGCATCTTCATCTTCGAAGACGAATGCCCTGTTGTCCACATAGGTGGTTGCCATTCCAACGGTTTTGCCTGCGGTATCGGCAACGTCGGTCACAGTGTCCAGCACTGCACAGATGGCGTCACGGGTCGAGCTAAAGATTCCCATGGTAGTGGTACTCCGTATGATTGAGGTGAGGCAGAGATGCCAAGACATGCGGAGCATGTGTGTAGTGTAATGGGTGGAGTGTAATGCGTGTGTAATTAAGGGGGGGATATCAAAGGGTGTAATATATTTGATGGGGGGGTGGGGTGGAGGTAGGGGTGTAGGTGTAGAAAGAAACAACAAAAAAAGACCTTCAACCCTCGACAGAGATCTCAAAATTTACATATGAAATTTTCCCCTTATGGCGGATTTTCGAACAGATCTCCGGCCCTGAGTTTTGCAGCTTCGAGTCTGTCATGTAGACGAAGTTCAGCAGTAGCTCTTTCCCTCCATTCGTAGATCTGGTTCAGCAGATCTTCCATTGATGGACGAGTGGGTTTCTTCTTTGGTTCAGTGGACATGATTCATCTCCTCGATTTGGCCGGGGCCAAATCTCGTCGATACCCGTTGGATATGGGTAGATCGGTTGCAGGAATGTGTAGGATGGGGAGAAGGCCCAGCTTATGGGCTACGGGTGAGCGCAGCGGGGCGGGTATGGTTGGAACGTAAGTGAGAACGGATTGATCCCGGTACGGCCCCCAGAAGCCGCAGCTTCCGCCTTCGGAGTTAGATTTTCCGATGACCCCTGTCAAGATCTGCATTTCTGCACACAGAGGTCTGCACAGATGCACAACTCTGCTAACTACCTGTTAGGACAGAGGTTTCAGAAGGATCCATGTCTGAAACTCATCAGAATCCTCCAGCAACACACCACCCGGTTTCAGGAGGATGTGTGTGCTCTCAGGAACAGGTGAGACTGTGATTCGTTCGTGTGAATCAAACTCCCGGCCAAGGGTTTCGACCTGAAGCATGAGCATTCTGGTTCCCTGATACCAGATCCCGAGACCCTCAGTTGCGTTGGAGCATGAGGCTTCGTTGTTCAGGTACTGGAAGACGAGGATCCCCGGCCCATAGACAGCAAGCTCTTCTTCTGTTGGTTCACGCACACCCCAGCGGTCAGCGTTCTTGGGGTTCTCGCAGGATGTAGGCCATGTCATAGCCTCATAATCATCGACATCCTGTTGGGTCCAGAGAGCATCAGCTTGGGTCTGTGCAGGGATGAACAGAAACCAGAGAAGAAGAGCAAGTCTGTGCATTGGTGCAGTCCTTCATTCGTACCAGATGGTGAGTCCCAGACACTTGGCCAGAGTCCATTCTGCCATGGCACCCTTCGAGTTCTCCCAGCCCTTGAGCATGTAGAGGTGGGTGGCGTGCTTGCAGATCCAGTCACAGTCGATGGCCATACACATCCGGTAGGCTTCCTGAGTGTCCCGGACGAGGCCCTCCTGAACCATGAGAGAAGCCTCGTGGTTGATCGGGTTGAAGATCTCCTTGTCTTCTCCCTGAAGCATGGACCGGACTTGGATCTCAGCTTCGATGAATGCAGGCTTGTTGTGGTCCGGAATCCCGCTCATGGGACCGGCAATGTAAACCTTATATGACATGGGTGGTTTTCCTTTCTCTAGGAGTAGAACCATCGTATTGATGGCCCAGAAGCCACCAAAAAGGAAGGGTCATTCTGCCATGCTGGATCTTCTTGAACGACTCGGAATCGACTTCGATGGCCTCGATGGTGGCCTGTCTGTGAAACTGCATGGAATGCTGTTCAGGAACCACAAGCCCCAGTCCCTGTGTGCGTATCTGGTGCATACTGGTCAGAGACGGCTGGTGCGTCTGATTGGTATTCGTCACTGTCTTCGGTCGTATGACAGATACTACTAAAGACACCCTAAATCCCAAAAAAGAAGGCGTCGCTTCGCAACGACGCCTCCTCTCATCCTACCTGACACGGGGGAACGTCAGGCTTTGGATTTGAACCCAAATTCGACATTCACGAGATCGGTGGCAGCCCAAGGAAGGGACGTGGCCGGGTTCTCGTTCCAGTCGGTGATCTGGTAGTCCTTTTCGAACGGCACAGCGAAGGTCGGAGTGAGATAGTCCACACCAGACATCCGGATCAGGTGCTGAAGACCGGTCGGAGAGTTGATCCCGCGAACCGAAGTCGTGACCTGTACGATGTTCGAGATGTTGTTCACACCCGTGTAGGGCGTGAGAATCGTGGACTGGTTCTGTTCCGGAGAGACCGTGGTCATACCCGTGGTCGGATCGTCGTCCGACAGCGAGATGACTGGACCCTGCCAGTTCCCGTAGGCACCCACAGCAACCGGACGAAGCAGATCGAGACGAGCGTTCCGTGTGTCGTCATCAGCCACGATGATCTCGGAGAAGTATTGGTACTCCTCACCGCCACCGCCGTTGATCGAACGAGAAGCACCCAGACGGAAATACTTCGGATGGTTCCAGCCAGCAGCCGAATAGACCTGAGTGAGAATCAGGATCTCATCGACATAGACACGAGCTTCGACCGACAGACCACCAAACTTCAACTGCACGTCGTAGGTACGAAGAGCGTTTGCAGCTTTCGGAAGGAACCGAGCCAGTTCGTATTCGGTGTCATCGACGAACAACCGACCATGATACCCTTCGGTGTCACGGCTGTGATACGACAGTTGAAAGATCCGAGCACCATCGGCGTCCACAACCTCAATGAGCGGGTTGTCGTTGTTGATGTACCAGAGATCCGAGCCATTCCGGAAATGGAACCAGTATTCATCAGTTCCAGACTGAGGAATCTCTGGAGAACCCACTGTCATCAAGGGGTCCACTTGGATCGAGTATGGGACTCGGTTGGAGTCGTAACTCCACGCTGGGGCACCAATCGAGGATCCCGGAAAGTGGGATACCGAATTGGAAGCAAAGAGGATATTGGGCATTGTGCTTTCCTTTCTGGGATCGAGACCTGTTTAGAACACTGAACCGTTGAAATCCACCGAATAGGTGAACCCCTCGCTGACACCCCCAGTAGAGATGTCACCAATGGCCATGGCAGATTTGGTTCCTGCCCATGGAGAAATCCGTTCCACCACCCGACGGCAGAGCTTGTCAGGGAAATCGTTGACACTCGTGAGCACAACAGTTCGACCCTCACCGGCATGTTCAGGGTTCGTGGCTGCATCTTGATCGAAGAAGTAGATCAAGAAGAGATCATCCACTTCGAATTCGTAAGGACCATTCACCAGAGAGTGATCTACCCAAGTCAGACCACCATTCAGACCAGCAGACGTGGCCGAGATGATCTCCAATGGTTCAGTGACCATACCAATCGACCGGAAGCCAGACTTTTGGGTGTTCAACCGACAAAGCTGAATGGTGTAGTCGAACTGGACATTCTGATCTTGGATCAGAACACTCAGATTCGAGATGTCCACCCGAGACAGACACTTGAAGACTGTACCTTTGCCAGCGAAGTTGTCTTCACCACCTCCAGTTCGACCCCAGACAGCATTGTAGTTCGGGGCGTCCCGGAAGTAAGGAATGTTGCCTTTCGGAACAAGAATGGCACGACTCTCAGCCGAGTTGTAGTCACCACCGTGCATCTCCGAATCAACGAAGTGAACCGGAGTCCAGCGGATCCCATCATCAGAGCCTTCGATGTAGAATTCCTGTGGAACCTGAAGGGCATCCGAACCGGGACGAGCAGTGAGTTCGATCTCACCCGGATGTTGGGGTGCTCCGAAATTGTACCCCACCCACGACGTACCTTCTGAGATGCTGTTTTCAGCACCAGCCCAGTAGTTCGTGTTCTTGGCATCATCGAACAACGCATCAGCGTTGGAAGTCCCCAGACCAGCAGAACCGAAGATCGGAGATCCACCAGTACAGAGGTCAATGGTTCCGGGAGTGTTTCGCATCTCGATTTCAGACAGAGCACCACCAGTCCAAGTGTTCGCTCGAACGAAGCGAAGACGCCACTGTTCGAAATTCGGACCAAAGGAGCGATCCACATTCGGAAGACCCTTGGAGATCTTCATGCTCACAGAATCCACCAAGGTGTTGTTGTCTTCACCCACTTGAAGATTCCATTCGATGTAGATCCGAACGTACCGAGTCCCAGCAGGGATGTTGTCGGTGAAAGTCCGATAGAAGTAGATTCCTTCAGGGGAGGAGAACAAACCGGGACCAGAATCGAAACCCAACTGAGTATCGTTCGCGGAGTAATACTCCACTCGGATGTTTGCTTGGTTTCCGATAGTCTGAACCCGCTGATGCCAGCTTACCGTAAGGAAGCAACCACCAGCATCAACATCGACTTCCCAGACCGGAAAGATTTCAACATCTTGCCAGATGTAGGAGTATGGGACGTTGGCCTGAGCAGGATCCACATCGTTCCCACCATCCCACCAAATTGCACCTGCCTGAGCAGGTTGGTTGAAGTCATTGAAGATGGAATAGGTTCCGCCATAGGTGGCAGCCCCAAAGACATCCCACCCAGCCATACCGATTTCAGCACCGGGGTTTTTCAGGTTCATGAGTTGAGGGACACCATCAACCAGAGGCTCACCAGTATCCCAACTGATGACACTGATTCCGATATCCCTGTCGTAGATCCCCAGAGTCTGGCTTTGACTGACACCAACAACGAAACCACAGTTCATGGCGTTGATATCAGAACGCTGATCGGCAGACGTGCCAGTTGTGAAGTAAGCAACGGCTCGCTGAGTATCGAAACGGTTCGGAGCACTGATCCCAGAAGTGATCATGTTGCTTTGATGACGGTTCGTCTGAGCTTTCTCGCCTTGGTGCAAACCAGTCAGGAAATAGTCTTCCTGTTCCCAGATTTCGATTGGTTCAGTCAGAGAGATTGCGATCTGGTTCGAAGTGAGAGCGTAGGCTTCACCCAGATAGTTCCAACCTCGGACTTCACAGGTGATCACGGTATTGTCGTATTCTTCCGTGCTCATCCATGTGGATTCGTTGGCTCCGGGAATGTCTGCACCGTCTGCCATCCACTGATAGAAAAGGACCGCACTCGGAGAGGCATCCCACTGACCAGCGTTACAGGTCAGAAGGTTCGGAATTTGAGCATCCCCAGTGAGGTACGGGGGAAAGGTGTTGACGGGCGGATACCGATACAGAGGCGCTGAAGCCAGCGGTCCATAAAGGCTGGAAACCAGATGAACACCTTCCCGAATCGACGGTTCGATATGAACCAAGTCGATAGACCGAGTTTGGTCGTCATCCTGAGTTCCGTAATATACGATGGGATGAGGCATTACCGAAGCGGTCCTTCAACGTAGAAAGTGGCATCCGAAGTGGCGATGATCCGGATATCGGGCATGTTGGCACGCGGAAGACGAACGAGGTTCGAGTCGTTCACCGTGTACGAGGCTTCCGACGGAGTGAACCAGTTTCCCTGTTCGTCTTTCACCTGAAACTGGATGGTTCCGGTTTTGACGACACAGGTCACGTTCAGATCTTGGGCGTAGGGACCAGCAGCCTTGGCCACAACATCCTCGCCCCCGTTTTCAGTCATGTCAGCCGACGTGTACCAGATGGGGACGCATTCATAATTCGTGGAGCATGTTTGAGGCATTTGCTTTCCAGTCTTGGTTCAGGTTATAGGGCGTGGTGTGACTGCATTACCACAACAACGGAGCCACGAGCAATGCTTACACTGAAAGAGGTCCAAGACAGCCTGCCCGCTGGCCAAAAAGGTCACATCACGCAGGATATGGTCGATCAACTCAACAACCTGTCCAAAGATCCCGAAGAGGCCCGGTACATCCGGGAAAACTTCATTTCGTTCAGTCAGGTACTGTCTGAGGGTCGGTTCAAGCTCGGAGACTACGTGCGTGCAGTCATGTACGTGTCACACAAGGTCATGGGGAAGTCGAATCTGGAAGCCTACAAGGCGACGTTCCCGGATCGACATCAGCAGATGGTGGCTGACGGTCGTGCCCCGAAAGATATCGCCAGTTACGTTGCAGCCTACAACAAGGGCAAGCTGGTGAACCTCGTCTACGAACGAGCCATGATTCCGACATGGGTTCTGAATCAGGATATGTTCCAGTCTGCTCTGAACACCCAGTACGAGATCATGAACGACACGAGCGTGAGTGACAAAGTGCGTGTGGAAGCAGCGAACTCGATTCTGACTCACCTGAAGAAGCCGGAAGTGAACAAAGCTGAACTGAAGGTCGATATCGGACTCAATGACGGCATGAAAGCTCTGGAACAGCGACTGGCTGAGATGGCAGAGATGCAGATGAAAACCATCGAAGGAAACGCCATGTCTGTGCAAGATGTGGCTGCTCTGCCACTGAATGTTCCGGAAGCAGAGGTTGTCGAGGATGAGTAAGTTCTTCGGAAACAAGACGGTAGACGACTACCTGAACGAAGTGGATTTCGACTGGCTGAACAACGGGGGGTACATTCCTTCGAAGTTCAGCCTCGAATTCATGAACTTCATCAAGCTGTGCAACGATGGCCGGGGAGAAGACAACAAGACCCCGGTCATGCACTTGGCTATGCTCGACAAGCTGCCAACCAAGAAGAAGAAGATCACCAACCTCTGTGCTCGTGGTACTGCGAAGACCACACTGATGGCTGAATACCTGACTCTGTATCTGGCGATGTTCAACAAGATTCCCGGATTCGGAAACGTCCCCGGAATGCTCTACATCTCGGATTCGATGGACAACGGTGTGAAGTCGATGCGGGAATCGGTGAAGTCTCGGTACTACTCGTCTGAGTTTCTTCAGCACTGGCTTCCGGAAGAGGGAGTTCGATTCACCGAGAACTACATGGAATTCTTCAATCGAAATGGTGGTCGTTTCGGTGTGAAGATGTTCGGTGCAAAGTCTGGTATCCGGGGTACGAAGATTTTCAACCGTCGTCCTGTTCTGGCTGTGATGGACGACTTGATCTCTGATGCTGACTCGAAGTCACCCACTGCGATGGAAGCAATCAACGATACGGTCTACTCCGGTGTTCAGTACGCTCTGGATCCGACTCGTCACAAGATGATCCTCAACGGAACCCCGTTCAACAAAGACGACATCGTGTACCAAGCAATCGAGTCTGGTGCATGGGAAGTGAACGTCTGGCCGGTCTGCAAAGAGTTCCCTTGTGAACGGGAAGAGTTCTCTGGAGCTTGGGAAGACCGATTCACCTACGATTACGTCAAAGAGATGTACGATGCGGCTGTGATGGAAGGCAAAGAGAAGTCGTTCCGTCAGGAGCTTATGCTTCGGATCACCAGTGATGAATCTCGCTTGGTTCAGGAGAATGAGATCGGATGGAGGTCTCGTCAGGAAATCCTTCAGAAGCGGAAGGACTACAACTTCTACATCACCACTGACTTTGCCACTTCGTCTAAGCAAACCGCTGATTACACTGTGATTTCTGTGTGGGCTTACGACAAGGATGGCCATTGGACATGGGTCGATGGTCTGTGCGAACGTCAACAGATGGGCAAAACTATCAATGATCTGTTCGCATTTGCACAGGAGTACCAGCCTCAAGGTGTGGGAATTGAGGTCACTGGTCAGCAGGGTGGTTTCATCCCTTGGGTGATGGCGGAAATGGATCGTCGAGGTGTGTACTTCAATCTCGCTCACGACCCGAAAACGAAGAAACCGGGGATCCGTCCGATGACAGACAAACTGTCACGGTTCAATCTCGTGGTTCCATTCTTCAAGGCTGGGAAGATTCATTTCGCTCGTGAGATGAAAGAGACCAAGACGGTCGGTCTGTTCATGGAGCAGATCAGTCTTGCAACTCGGGATGGTATTATGGGCAAAGACGACTGCCTAGATACGATCTCCATGCTGACGGTCATGAACCCTTGGAAACCAAACCCAGAAGAAGACCAAACACCGGAAGAGGTATCGACTGTTGACCCTATCTGGGGTACAGAGGCCGAGACCGACGAAGAAGTTGGAATTGATGCCTACGTGGTATGAGGAGTGAGCCATGCTATTCACAGATTTCACTGCCAAGCTGGCTCGGGGCCAACTCAAGAACACGGCAGCCGTGGATGATCAAGATCTTGGAGAACTGAACCCCGGACACGAGGATCAGATTCTCGAACTGACGAATCAGGGGCTGGTGGATATCAGCACCAAGCTCAAGCTGTTCGAGACGACGTTCGCCCTGTCCTTTGTCCCCGGACAGAACATCTACACTCTCGACGACACGCTCGACCCGATTTTCACCGATTATGTACGGCTCTTGTCCGTACATGCTGTTCCGGTTGGCCAAGCTGTCATCCCGGAAAACGAGAAAACCTTCGTTCCGAAGAGCAACAACCAGATCACGTTGCCTTCGCCAAACACTGTCCGATTCACAGATGCCTTCATGCGAGACTATGGTCCAGCGGCAGATCTGAAGTTTCAGACTCGTCATCCGCAGATCACTCTCACAGATGCGATGCAACTTCCGTATCATCTGTATGAAGCTCTGGCATTGTACGTTTCGGGCCTGTATCTCAACCACATGGGTGGGGAAGAAAACACAGGACGCGGAAATGCTTACTACGGCCTTTATCTGAAGATGATGGGTGAAGATGTTCGAGAGAACAAATCCCAGACATCAGAGGTCGTGGACGAGGATACTCGCTTCCAAGATCGAGGATTCGTCTGATGAGCAACCAAGATCCAAACCTTCTGACTGAGGTTTTCAACCAACGGGCTGCAATCCTGACGTTCTTCGGAGCGTTGGGCGGTTCTGTGCGTGCTGCTGTCCTAAAGACTTCTTGGAAGGAAGGGCTTCGTGTCGTATTCGTGGGGGGTGCCGTAGCGTTCGGCGTTGGCGTACTTGGACCTGTGATCATGAAACCTTGGATTGGAGATCTTCCTGACGAGATGGCTGGAGCAATGGGAACACTCACTGCTGCATCCTTTCTTATTGGCTTGGTTGCCGTGACTCTGGTCGAGCGTTTCATTTCGGGGGAATCAATCGAACCGACTGAACCAAAGCCTCGGGAATACGGTCCCGAACCGGAGGAAAACCAATGACCAATCAGTATGTCCCGCAACTGCGTGTGGAGAAGACGACACGTAATCGAGACGATCTTCGAGTGATGATCGCAGGGTCGGTTTTCTGCATCCTCATGATCATGGTTCAAGGTGCGTACACCAAGTTCCATGACGCTTTCATCGCTGAACGTCCATTCGTCAGTGCCACTGTGCAACTCATCTATGTGGATGAGGGTCTTCCGCCTATGGTTTTGTACGATGCCGATGCCAATCAGCCTGTGGCTGGAACGTGGACGGCTTCGATCTACACCGAAAATGATGTTCGTCTGAATTCCCGGAAAGGAAACGGGAACTACAACGACAACGAAGACGAATCCAAGCTCTGGAGTTGGAGTGGATGGTTCGACAATGAGCAATCAGATCCTCCTCCGATTCCTGCTGAACCGTTTTATGTATGTGTGCGGTACGATGTGGCCGCAAACGACTCCGGAGTAGACGACTCCACAGAGAAGTTCTGTTCTGAACCGTTCTATCCCGGAGAGCCAACGCGCAATATCCACATCGACACTCTCGTGAACAAGGAAATGGTCGAATGAGCATCACAGTTCGAGACTACCAAGGTCGAGTGAACGGTATCCTACGGGGTGCCGTTCTTGAGGTTGATGGGATCATGGGTCCGAAGACCCGTGCAGGCATCGAAAAAGCCATGCGAAAGCGAGGTGTTCGCCGTCGTCAGGATCTCTTTGATCGAGGGGTTCGTGGCATCGTCTGGCACTGGACAGCAGGAGCCAAAGGTTTCATCGAGATGGAACGGGAAGCCTACAACTTCCTGCACTCTGTCGATGGTGACACCATCCAAGGCGAATCCACCGTGGCTGAACAGGTCATGTACGACTGGCGTCGTGGTATCGGTGCTTCTCACTGCAAGTCGATGAACACTGGCTGGATCGGTCAATCGGTCGATGCGATGGCAGGATCGAAGCAAGCGAATCCCATGGTTTGGGGTCCGAATCCCATCACATGGAAAGGTATCGACGCGATGCTGGAACAGTCCGCTGAACTGGTCGAGGAATACAACATTCCTGTGTCCCGGTGGACGACTCTTACCCATGCTGAAGTCGAACCGACTCTGGGTGTGAAGCAACGCTGGAAGTGGGACTATACCTGTCTTCCGGGTGACACCAATGGTTTCCAAGACCCTGTTGCTGTCGGCAACATTCTCCGGGAACGTCTGCTGGAGCGTTTCGTATGATCGGTCAACGACAACTCATCGTTCTGGGTGTCAGCCTCTCCCTAATGGGAGGGGCTTTCGCCTATGGTGTCCACAAAGGAACCGTCTGGGAAGTCCAGCGGAATGTGGAAAAGAAGCAGGAGCTTCAAGAAGAAATCCTTGATCTGAACCTCACTCTCAACGAAAAGAACGCTGAGATTCTGAGGCTCAATCGTGAGAGGGAAGGACTGATCCATGAACTCGAAACTCAAGCTGTTGAAGCTGACGGTGCTGGGAATCCCGGCGTTGCTGCTACTGGGGGGTTGCGCCGGTTGGAGCAGCGATGGGGTCCAAGTCCAACCTCTTCCGACTAACGTCTCGGAACCCTGTGATCATCCTCTGGATGTCATCAGTACCGTCCGTGGTACTTCCGTTGGTTCAGATGAAATCCGGATGGGCCGTCTTGGTGATGCTCTGATCGAGTGTGGCCAAGAAAAAGATATTGCTGTACAGGGTTACGAAGCATTGACCGAAATCCTGAAGTAAGGGTCCACACATGGAAATGAATGACGAATACAAGGACCAGTCTGGGAACCGGAATGAAATGTCCGGTTCTCAGGATGTGGACCCCGAAAAACTCGACACGGTTCAAGCAAAGCCCAAGCTGACCGAGTGGAAGAAAGAACCTGACCTTGCAGATCTGCGTCAGGATCTCGAATTTGCACGTCAGGAGACTGACGACCAGAAGAGCAACGTCGAGGGATGGCTGGACCTCCGGAACGCAACCGGGGCAGAAGCCCCGAAGAAAGCGAAACCGGGTCGATCCGCTGTCCAACCGAAGCTCATTCGCAAGCACAACGAATGGCGGTATCCGGCTCTGAGTGAGCCGTTCCTGAACACCGACCGGATGTTCCAAGTGCTGCCTCGTACCCACGAAGATGCAGCCAAAGCCAAGCAGAACCAGATTCTGCTGAACTGGCAATTCGACACGAAGATCAACAAGGTGGACTTCATTGACCGCTATGTTCGGACTGCTGTCGATGAAGGTTCTGTGGTGGTTCGTGTCGGCTGGGAACAGGAATACCGGACGGAGAAAGTCGAAACCACGAACTTCAACTTCTACCCGGTGAGTGATGAGCAGGAAGCTCAGTTGATCATGCAAGCTGTGCAGATGATGCAAGCTGGTGTGCCTGACTGGGAGTCTCTGCCTGAGTCTCTCAAGGCTTCTGCGGAGAAGAGCTTGGAACTCAATCAGCTTGTCACTGCTGAACCTGATGGTGTGATCGAAACCGTTGAAGAACGGATGGTGAAGAACTGCCCGTCTGTTCGGATCATCAACGTGGCCAACCTGTTCGTCGATCCGTCGTGTGATGGTGACTGGGAGAATGCCCAGTACATGATCCACACATACGAAGCCACTCCGTCGGAACTGAAAGCTCGGAAGGGTCAGTACCAGAATCTCGAACAGGTGAACTGGGAATCTGCCAAGATCCAGTCTCAGCACGGAAATCCGGACCATGAGTCCAGCACTCCGAACAACGACATGCGTACTGGCTCTGGTTCAGGGTCTGCTGACAAGCAGAAGGTTCTGGTCTACGAATACTGGGGTTTCTACGACATCTACGAAACTGGTGTCATGGTTCCCATCGTCGTGACATGGGTGGGTGAAACCATCATCGAAATGCGGGAAAACCCGTTCCCGGACAGCAAGCCTCCGTTCGTCATCGTTCCGTATATGCCCATTCTCAAGTCGGTCTTTGGTGAGGCCGACGCATCGCTGCTCCAAGACAACCAGCGGATCATTGGTGCTGTCACTCGTGGGGTCATTGACCTCATGGGTCGCTCTGCCAATGCTCAGACTGGTTACGCCAAAGGCTTCCTCGATCCGATCAACAAGCGTCGGTTCGTGAACGGGGAAGACTTCGAATTCAACCCGAATGGGGATCCGAAAGCCAACATCCGTCAAATGGAATACCCGGAGATTCCTCGGAGTGCTCATGAAACGATTCAGATGCAGAATGCGGAAGCTGAAGCTCTTACCGGAGTCAAGAGCTTCTCGGGTGGTATTTCTGGCGACGCTTACGGTAGTGTTGCTACCGGCATCCGTGGTGCTCTGGACAGTGCTGCTACTCGTGAGATGAGCATCCTCCGTCGTCTTGCCAAAGGTATGCAGGACATCGGAACCAAGATCATCGCCATGAACGCCAAGTTTCTGTCGGAGAAGGAAATTGTCCGAGTCACGAACGAAGAGTTCGTTGAGGTTTCTCGTGATGAACTGGAAGGTCAGTTCGATCTGAAAGTGGACATCTCGACTGCTTCTGTCGATGAACAGAAAGCGAATGATCTCGGTATGGTTCTCCAGACTGTTGGTCCGGATATGGATCCGAGTCTTCGTCAGATCGTTCTCGGAAAGATCGCAGATCTCAAGCGGATGCCTGATCTCGCTGAACAGATCCGTTCCTACCAGCCGCAGCCTGATCCGATTGCAGTGGAAACTGCGAAGATGGAACTTCAGAAGCTCAAGAGTGATATCGCTCTCGACGATGCTCGTGCAGAAGAAGCCCGTGCTCGTGCTGCGAAACTGCTGGAAGAAGTCACCAACGATGTGTCTGGTGTCACTCATCAGCGTGAAGTCGAGAAGATGGGTGCTCAAGCTGCTGGGAACCGGAGTCTGGAAGTCACCAAAGCCCTGTTGGGTGGTGAATCTCCTCTTCCGAATATCGAAGCTGCTGTCGGGTACAATGCTCTGGCCGATGCCAAGGATGACGTGAAGGCGAATGCAAACATCATCCCGCCTGTGGCCACTGGTCCTGCACCGGGTCAGCCTTCAGGTGCTCCTTCACTTGGTTCAGGGTTTTCAGACCCTTCCATGGTTCCGGAGTTCAGTGGGGGTGGACAAAGAGTCCCGATTGGTCCATTGAGCAGCCAGTAAGACTGAAGGGGGACTGAAACCTCGGTCCCCCGGTCCAATACTGGAGACTGTGAATGGATCTGTACAACGCATCCATGGGGAACGAAGAAGAGTCCCCAATCGAACTCACCCTCGAACAATACGAAGAAGCCAAAGCGCATTACGGCACGATCATCGAACGTGCTGATGCTGCCCGTCGTCTGGCCGACAATGACGACTTCAAGGCTCTCGTGATGTCTGGGTATCTCACCGACGAACCCCAACGACTGGCAGAACTCATTGCCTCTGGTCGGCTGAATGAGAAAGTCCGTGAAGACTGTTCTCGTCAGTTGGTTTCCATCGGTGACTTCCGTGGCTACATGAAGAACATCATCGAACAGGGTCAGATGGCCCGTGATGAACTGGCCTCGCTGGAAGAAGCTCGTGACGAAGCAATCAAGAATGAAGAAGCGGCAGCCGGGTAATCCCGGCTTTCGCCATTTCCCCTAAGCCCAATGATGGAGAAGAATCATGGCTGATACCCCCAAGACCCGAAGCGATTTCGAGAACATGAGTGATGAGGACTTTCTCGCACTGGATCCTGAAGACTATTCCGGAGATGTTCCGGAAGGAGAAACTTCACTGACCAGCGAGGAAGACGATCATGCAGTACAAGGTTCGAACGACCCGGAAGACGGAAACCAAGAAGAAGGCAATGATGGCGACGATCCTGACGGGTCTGACACATCTGCTGACGGTGGTGAGTCTGGCGAGTCCGACGATGGTTCTGCTTCCGGCTCCGATGACGAAGGCGAAGAAGGTTCGGAAGGTTCCGAAAACCAAGCTGACCCCATGGCCGGTGAAGGAACGGACACTTCCGGAGAGGAAGATCCGTCGAAAGGTGAGCAATCCGAAGCAGACGCCGGGGAAGAAGGGAAGACTCCCGATGCCGAAACCGGAGACGGAAAAGATCTGAAGGGGAAGGAAACCCCAGCGAAAGCTGGGTACTACAAGCTCCCCGACGGCATGGACACTGCTCAGGTGGATGCTGCTCTTGGTTTCTATTCCAAGATCACTGCTCCGTTCAAAGCTGACGGTCGGGACTTCACTGTCCGGTCTCCGGAAGACGCCATTCGTCTCATGCAGCAAGGCGTGAACTACTCTCGCCGGATGCAAGAGATCAAGCCGATGAAGCAACTGAATCGGATGCTTTCGGACCAAGGTCTGGACGATCCGAACAAGCTGAACTTCCTCATCGACTTGGCGAAAGGCGACAAGGGTGCGATCACACAGTTGCTGAAAAGCCACAAAATCGACCCGATGGACCTTGATCCGGAAAATCATTCGGGTTATCAGGCCAATAACTACGCTGGGAACCCCCAGTCGAACGAGTTTCGAGAAGCACTGGATGTGGCTGTAGCATCTCCCGAAGGGGCAGCACTGGTCACTCACATCCACGAATCTTGGGATGACGTTTCGAAGCGGAAACTTCGTGAAAACCCCGGTATTCTGGGCAATTTGACCGAAATGAAAGCAGCGGGGGTTTACGACAAGGTAGTCGAGGAGTTGAACTACCAACGCTCGATTGGCTACTTGCAAGGGATTCCATTCCTGCAAGCCTTCGATCAAGTCGGAGAAGCCATGAAGAACGCTGGAGTGTTCAATCAACCTCAACCGAATCCCTCGCAAGGTGGTTCTATGGCTCCGCTTCAGTCGGGCCAACCTCAGAATCAGCCAGTTGCACAGGGGGCGAGGAAGCAGACGGGTACGAAGAAGCCTGTTGCCAATCCACATCTTTCTTCGACACCTCCCTCGAAGCAGACCGGGAACACGACCCCGAAAGAACCTGACTTCGATAAAATGTCGGATGAGGAATTCCTGAAGATGGCTCCTCCCGAGTGAAACTCTGAGACACTGAAAGGAACACACCATGGCTCAGATCTACAATGCACCCGAGGTCAACAAGGCTGGCAACCAGTCGTCTGTTGGTCCTCAGTTCAACACCCACTACTGGGATCGCAAATCGCTGATCGACGCCGCCGAAGAGATGTATTTCTCGCCGCTGGCTGATGCGAAGTCCATGCCGAAGCACTACGGCAAAGAACTGCGCGTGTACTACTACGTGCCGCTTCTGGACGAACTGAACGTCAACGACCAAGGCATCGACGCCAATGGTGTGGCCCGTGTCCCCGGCACGTTCACTGTGACGTTCCCCAACCCGCTGACTGTCGCCAACGCTGGCTCGGCTGCTGCCGTGACTGCGATCAACGACAACGTGAACTCGGCCACTGGCACGGCAGAAACGGTTGCGACCGATGCTGCTGACGACACTGGTGGTACTGGTCTGACCCTCATCGGCATGACCGACTACGTGGTTCACTACGCGAACGAAACCGATGCTGACGCTGCCATCACTGCGGCTGGCGCTGGTGTGAAGATGGAGAACGCTGGTTCTCTGTACGGTGGTTCGCGTGACGTGGGTACGATCCTCGGCAAGATGCCGACCCTGACGGAACAAGGTGGTCGCGTGAACCGCGTCGGCTTCACCCGTCTGGAGCGGAAGGGTGAAATCCAAGAGCACGGTTTCTTCATGGAATGGACCGAAGACTCGCTGATGTTCGACACCGACTCGGATCTCTACGGCCACCTGAGCCGTGAGATGCTGCGTGGTGCGAACGAGATCTACGAAGATCTGCTTCAGGCTGACCTCCTGTCGGCTGCTGACGTGAAGATCTTCCCCGGTGCCGCAACTGCGGTGGCGGAGATCTCTGGTGAGTCTGGCTCTGTCACGGCCCTCGATGTCGGTGATCTGAAGCGTCTGAGCGTCATCCTCGATGACAACCGCACGCCGAAGAAGACCCGCATCATCAAGGGTTCGCGGATGACCGACACTCGCGTCATCTCGGCCTCGCGCATCGCTTACATCGGTTCCGAACTCCAGATCATGATCAGTGACTGGGCTGACTTCGTGCCCGTTGAGAAGTATGCGGATGCTGCGACGATCATGAACGGTGAGATCGGTGCGATTCCGACTGCTCACCTCCGGATCATCGTGGTTCCGCAGATGATGCGCTGGCAGGGTGTCGGTGCTGCTGAGTCGAGCAATGGTGGCTACCAAGCCACTGGTGGTCGCTACGACGTGGCTCCGCTGCTGGTCATCGGTGACGAAGCGTTCGCAACCATCGGCCTTCAGGGCATGGGCGGAAAGGGCAAGTCCAAGTTCCGCATCATCGTCAAGAAGCCGGGTGAGAAGACCGCTGACCGGACTGACCCCTACGGCAAGATCGGGTTCTCCTCGATCAAGTTCTTCTACGGCTTCATCAAGCTGCGTGGGGAACGGATGGCCGTGGCCTACAGCCCCATCCCTGAGTAATCTCAGGCACATACCACTGATTGAGGCACCTTCGGGTGCCTCTTTCATTTCTTGCTCTGGTTTTTAGGCTGTGTTAAGCGACACGCACCATGGTAACTCAAAGGATCAACCCAATGGATGATATCTCCAACAAAACCACCGAAGAGCTTCTGGAAATCGTGGACAACACGGATGACAAGGAAGTGCTCCGGTACATCGCCAATGAACTCGAAGTCTCGTTCTCCGGCAACACGGGTGTAGGAACTCTGAAGGAGAAGATTCTCCCCGTCCTTCTGGAACGACAAGCTGCTGAAAACGAACCCAGCACCGAAGTCGATGAAGACCTGATGGGAGCACTGACGAACAAGACCACGACAGAGACTGCCGAAGTCCTGAAGAAGAAGTCCGTCATGGATCTTCCCCGGACTGCTCAGGCTCTGCTGAATCCCCACACTCCCGGACTGACCCATGCTGAACAGCGTGCCATCGTTCGTGCGAAGGCAATGCGTCTTCATCGTGTGCGGATCACGAATCTCGACCCGAACGATGCAGCCCTGCCGGGTGCCATCAAGACCGTCTACAACAAGTTCTGTGGCAAGGTCTCGAAGTACATCCCCTTCGGTGAAGAGAACGAACTGGGCTACCACGTCCCCGAGATCCTTCTCAACTCGATGCGTGAAGAACGCTATCCGATGCGGAAGGAGATCAAGCAGCGTGGTCAGAGCTTCGGTGTGAAGCAGTACAAGACCGTGCTGATGCCTCGTTTCGCCATCGAAGAACTTCCTCCGCTGTCGAAGGAAGAAGTCGAATCGCTGGCCAAAGACCAGAAGGCTCGTGGAGCCGTGGACGCTCACGACTAAACCCGCTATATCGGGTGAGAAAGCAAGGAGATCGGTGCAATGAGCAATACCTTCGAAAACACTGACAACTCGTCCACGTTGGCGAATGGTCTGTTCACTGCACTTACGGCGGGGGTTACGATCCCCGCCTCTCCTGACTTCAGTGATTCCAAGTATGATTTCACTGCGGATCCAACATCTGATCTCTACAAAGACATCGTTGGAGCCACCGTTTCAGAGGTGACGGCTGGTGAAGGCACTCTGGAAGGTCCGGGTGCTTTTGACGTGTTCATGACTGCCATGGACAAACACCTCGAACGAGAATTCAAAGGCAATCGCATCACTGGTTCACAGTACGCAGAGGTCTATACCGCTGTGGCAAACCAAGTGATGGGACAGGCCGTCTCCTTCACTCTCCAGAAGGACCAAGCGAAATGGGCTGCCGTCACCGCACAGATGCAGGCCCGTATCACTGAGATTCAGGCAACTCAGGCTCTGGTGGAGCTTGAACGAGCCAAGATCGAAGCTGCGAATGCGAACTTCCAACTGAACCTGACTGCTGCTCAGTATGGTTTGACGAAGATGCAGATCGCCACCGAAGAAGCAAAGCATGACTCTGTGACTGCTGATGTGGCCATCAAGCAATTCCAGCGGAACTACCAGCAACCGGCTGATCTTTCTGTCACGCACTACGAGCGTACTGCTGTGATGCCTTCCACTGTGGCCATGAATGAGATGCAGACGGATCGGATCCTTCCTGCACAGGCTGCGATTGCTGAGTACCAGAACCAAGTGCTTCAGCCTCTGGAAGCTGATCTTCAGAAGCTGCAACGGGATCGTATCGTTCCTGTGGCTGCTGATATCGAAGAGTTCCGTCGTGACAACATGCTGCCTGTGGAACTGGCACAGCAACAGCACATCCTGAACCAACGTCAGCCTGCTGAAACCAAGCTGGTGGAAGAACAGGTCGAGACGCAACGTGCCAACACTCTGGACACTCGTCAGGATGGTCTCACTCCGATCTCTGGTGTCATCGGTCTCCAGAAACGGAACCTCGTCTCTGATGCAGACATCAAGGACTACAACCTTGGGAACACGCTGCCTCGTCAGGTCGAGTTGGTTGGTGAACAGATCAAGCTCACCGAAGAACAGACCGAAGCAGAACGGGCCAAGACTCTGGATACCCGGAGCGATGGTGCGACTGTCGAAGGTTCTGTTGGGAAGCAGAAAGATCTCTACGATCAGCAGATCGACTCGTTCATCAAGGATGCACAGCACAAGACTGCGAAGATGTATCTGGACTCGTGGATCACTCGGAAAACTCTGGATATCGGTGTTCCGGTTCCGGCTGAGTTCTCTGAAGCCAATGTCTCCAGCGTCTTTGGGAACGTGAAGACGAACAACAACCTGTAAGGAGACTACCATATGGGTCTGTTCTCCTCGAAGAAGATCATCACCGTCTCCAGTACCTTGTACAACATGGCTGGGGACGAGGATGATCGCCCAGACTTTCTGAAGGGCACGATGTTCGGTGCAGTGATGGCGGATGCTCCATCTCTGGCCGATGAAATCACTGGTGCTTACTTCAATGGTCCGGGACAGAAACAGCTTCAGTTCTTCCGATACTGTCAGCAGGTGGATTACTCCATCATGCCGACGGCTTCTATCGTCAACTCTGCTTCTGTGGATGCCACAGTGGTGGCTGGAGAGATCCCTCTGACTTCTGTTCCTCCTGCTCCTGCTGGTTTGGAGATCGCAGTCTTTGAAGCGTTCGTGAGTGATGGTGATTTCGAACCATGGATTGAGAAGTACATTCTTGCCAACATGCCTGAACGGATGGGTGAAGAATACCTTGGGGAATACGAACCCAACACTGACGAGTTCTCAATCGAGTTCCCGAACAATGACTTCTTCTCGTTTGCGAACGATGGAACCTATGGTCCTATCTTCAATTCCGGAAACCGATACATCATCGCAAAGTACATCGAGTTTTCGGAAAGTTCTGAAGGGGATCTGGTTGAAGGAACTCCGGTCACAGTGAACACTCTTCCGGATGTCACTGACTTCGATCTGCAATCGAATACTCCGGGTTTTGCTCCTGCGACTCTTCAGCGGACTCGAACGACGACGTACAGCTACAACAACGGTGATCCGGATGAGATCATTGAAGATGCAGTGGATGCTGACGTTGCTGTGGAATTGAACCGTGATGTGGATGTCTACCAGCGAGAAGTGACGGTTGCTCAGAATGGTTTGTCTGTCGAAGGTGAACGTCAGACCTATACCTTCACTGGGGCAGATGCAGTCATTGGTGGGTACTCTGACACCGTGGTGACGACCACAGATATGGGTGGTGGTGTGATCCGTACAGAAACCTCTGTTACCACTGGTGAGCAGGTGGATGTTCTCTGGGACAGCAAGTACGACACACAGGCTCTCTACATCGGTGAGCAGTATGGTCCTGAGCAGATCTTTATCTATGAGGTGGGGACTGGGAATGCGACTCTGGATGATTTGGTAGGAGAGGTTGATGCTTCTGGTTTTCAGGAGTTTTTCCCCTTCGTTCCGGTACGAATCAACAACGTATCCATCGAAGAACCTCAGTATTCGGATCTGCTGGCTGAAAACGAAGCCATCTATCGTCGAGCATTCCCCGGCAAACGATTTGGAGAACTGGTTGAGACTGTCGAGGAAAACCCATCCATCGACGACATCGACTATGCGTACCTGTGCTGGGGTGCTTCTCTGAATGCGAAAGACAATTCAGCGAAGATCTATGCCTATGACTTCTTCAAGAAGATGATCCCATTCCAGAATTCTGGTTCTGGTTCAGCCATGTCTGATCATGAGGCTCGAATTGCTGCCTATGATCAAGCTGTGGCAGATCTTGCTGCATGGGAAGCTCAGTACGGAGACAATGACGGGAACGGGTTCAACTTCAATTTTGGAGAGATTCCTCCTCGTCCTGTGGTTCCTTCTTTGGCTCCTCCTCCGACGACAACCATCAAGCTGAAAGACAGCAGCATTGGTATCGACTACCGTCTGACATGGGTTCACATCGAAGAAGAGCAGTTCACTGGGACGTTCGAAGTCGTCACTGGGATTCAGTCGAAGATCAAAGACTGCAAGATGGAAGTCGGTCCTGATGTGAATTGGGAAACCAAGCAATCCTTCAATGACAGGGAAGATTGGGACTGGAACCGTGTGAATCAGAACTCGATTCCGTCGATGAAGATCTATCGTCAGATCGACGAGAACACATATCGAGTGCTGACAATCTGGGGACTGGTTTCTCAGAACTACATCTATGGTGGTAAGGCAGTAACGATCACTTCCAAGCAAGCTCTTCAGGACGATGAAGAGTCTGGTTTCTTGGTTCCGCTGCACTACCCGACCATGCTCGAAATGAACATCATCGACTACACTCAACTGTGTACGTCAAACTCTCACATCCTTTTCAACTCGTATGAGGTGACGAAACAGAAATGGTGGCAACGAGGGATCTTCAAGATCCTTCTGGTCATCGCAATCATCATCGTAGCAGTAGTGGTGTTTCCGGGTGCATTCGCAGCCGGGGGCGGGATTCTGGGAGGGAATCTGGCCATTGGCACTGCTCTGGGCCTCACAGGTACAGCCGCCATTGTGGCGGGCGTTGTGGCCAACTACATCGCGTCGATCATCATCGCAGAGGTGCTCAAGATCGTTGGCACTGAACTGTTTGGTGAGAAGTGGGGTGCTCTCTTTGCAGCACTGGCCACCTTCGCCATCGGTATGGCCATCTCTGGTACATCTCTCTTCAGTGCAGAGGGTCTTCTTGGTTTGGGGAATGCTCTGGCAAACGGCTATGCTGGCTGGGTGCAGGGTGACATTGCCGAGATGCAAGCTGATCTGGAAGATGACCGAAGTGAGTATGAGGATCGTATGGAGTACATTCAGAATCTCATCGACGATCTGGACGGTGAAAGTAATTTGAATTTCAATCCGATGTCCCTTACAAGGGCCAAAGAACGTGGCAATTCTCGTGGATACCTCCCGGAAACCGCAGAACAGTACATCCGTCGAACCACAATGACGGGCACGCAGATCGTAGAACTCACCCATGACATGGTGTATGAATACGTGACCATCGCCCGTACACTGCCGAGGAATTGACCATGCAATTCAACAACTACAACAACGCGACGACCAACGGTGCTCAACTGAACACCACTCAGATGGGTATGAACCAAGTGGCAACTGGTGGTGCTCCCATGGGACAAGTGGGTGGCGCTGGAATCTCTGATGTCACAGTTCAGTCTCCCCAAGTCCCACAAGTCGGTGGGATGCAAGGACAGCAAGGATCCGGCTTCTTCTCTCCGCAGGGTGGTGCTGGTCTGATTCTGGGTGGGATTCAGGTTCTGGGGAACCTGTGGTCCAGCTTCCAAGCTCACAAGATGGCAAAGGAACAGATGGCCTTTGCTCGTGAGCAGTGGGACACAAACCTCGCAAACCAGACTCAAACCTACAACACCGCTCTGGAAGATCGGATCCGTGGTCGGTATGCGACTGGGACACGCTCTGAAGAACAGCTTCAGGGTGAGATCGACCAGCACAGCCTGTAAGGAATAGATCATGGCATATGGACCCGGATGGAAATCCCTACAGGTTGCAAACCCCAACGTGAGTGGACTGATGTCTCTCACCCAAGAGGGGTTCAACAACGCTGGGGAAGCAGGACAGAATGTTCTAGCAAACTACGACGCAGGACAGAAGCTCAAGAATGATGCTGCTGTCGCTCAGGAACTGGCTGGGATCGAAACCCCGGAACAGTTGGATGCGTGGTTGAAACAGGGTGGTCTGAACGGACGAAACGTCTCTGGAGCCTCCATCGAAGCCATGATGGGACACCAACAGCGTGTTCGAGCGGCTGCTGCTGCACTGGCCTCAGAAGAACGGGCTGCTGCTCGTTCTGCAAGCTCTGGTGCATCCCGTTCTCGCTCTGGCGCTTCTCGGAGTCGTTCTGGTTCAGGGACTGGAACCACGACTGAAGAGGGTGTTTCGACTGATGCTCTGCTTCGTCTGGCTCTGGGTGAACCTGCTACGGCTCCTGCACCTGTTGCTGGGGAAACCACTGCTGTGGTTCGTCCTCAAGCTCGACCGACACAAACTGCACCTGTACCGTCTGGACCTGCTCCGTTCGTTCCGGGAGCAACATCTACGGCTGATTCTCCGGACCTCACCAGTCTGAGTGATGCAGATCTTGCGGCTGAAATCGCTGCACTCCAAGGAGGTTGAACCATGACCGAAGAAGAGAAACAGGCTCGCCTCCAAGCTCTGCTGGCAGAACAGGCACGTCGTCAGCAAGCTGCACCCGCTGCTGCCCCTCAAGCGGCTCCTGCTGCTGCACCTTCTGCATCGGTGGCTCCTCCGCCCCAACGTGACATTGGTGCTGTGGTTTCGGCACTGGTGGCCAATGGTGGTATGGATACCGACCAGAACCGTGCAGTGAACTTCGCTTTCGAGCTTCAGGATCGTGATCGTGAAGCACAAGAACGTGCTCGTCGGGAACAGGAACGTCTGGCTGAAGAAGCTCAGTCTGAAGGCGTGGCTGATCTTGCTCTTGGTTTGGCTCTGAACCCGGAAGCTGATCCTGACAATCGTGCTGCTCTTTTGACTGATCCTGCTCTGGCGAACATGAGCGCGAATGATCGTCTGAATGCTCTGATCCGGACTGGTGAGATCTTTGATGGTCCTCTGGCTGATGTGGTCAATCCTGAAGTCGAACCTGATGCAATCTCTCGTTCTGCTGCTGAAGCGTATCGAGCACGGGAGAGTGCTCGTATCGAGAACTCTCTGCAAGCACGTCTGCTTGAGCAAGCACAGGAATTCCAAGGGGATCCGGTGAATGCACTGATCCGTGATCTGGAAATCGGTCGTGATGGGGAAACCCGTGACGACTTTGATCGTCTGGATCTAGAACGTCGGATCGAAGCCATCTCCACGGAGTATGGTATTCCGCCTGAGCGAGTTGCTGTGGCAATGCACCAGAACTTCATTCGGGATCCAGACAATGACTGGGTGCCCTTCTTCGACATGACGCGGAACACCATCGAAAACCGTTTCCCGGAAGACAAGGTTCGAGACTTCATTGAGACGAACCTGAGTCCTGAAGCGATTGATGCTCATTACAATCGTGTCCGTTCGAATCAAGAGAACTCTCGTCGTCTGGGTCAGCTTGAGACTGAACTGACAGATCTTCGTGTCACTGCTGAACGGTATCGTCAGATTGGTCAGGAAATTCCTCCTGAACTCGAAGTGGCGATTGCTGACACCCAGTCTCGCATTCGGACTTTCGGACAACTTCCTCCGGAACCAGAGCCAGAACCTGAACGTGATCCGAACCCGAGTGCTGAAGTCAGTGATGACCGTATTCGGGAAGCGATCATCTTCGGGAACAACTACTTCACGCAAGCTGGGATCATGCCTCATGTCATTCACATGCGTCAGAACCCTGATCAGCGTGCTGCGACTCTGGAACGGATCCAAGCCCACATCCAGAATGACCAGAATCTGACGGCAGACCAGAAGAACATCCTCTGGGCAGTTGCCAACCAGTGATACGAAGAGTAAACAGTCCTTCAGAACCTCACACTGAAGGACTGTTTCATGACAGACTCCCTTAAAAAAGTGTTGGCGTCGGTTCCAGAGAATGCTCTGAATCCGAATGCTACTCCTGCTGCTCCCTCAGTTGAGGAGGTTCTGACGTATCAGCAGAATGCTCCCACTCCAGTGGAGATGGAACTTCAAGGGATCCGGGATCGGTATCGTTCGGAAGTGGACGATACTGTGGTCAATCCGGAACTGGTGGAACGTCTTCGAGATCCTGATTTCGTCGAAGCTCTTGCTGTCTCTCGTCGAGAAGGCAACGATCTGACCAATGAAGGTTTCGGTCGTGACCTCTTCGAGATGGACTATGCTGGTTTGTATGATCGGTATGGTCGAGATGTGGCCAATGAAGCATGGCGAGTCCAACAGGGTCGTGCATCTGACTATGATGCACGGACTGGTGAACGAACCACTGGTCAGAAAATCGGAGATACTGCTCTCGATTTCATCTCTGGTTTCACTTCGATGTCTGGCAACACATTTGGTCAGGCATTCTCTGCTGGTATCTCTGCACTGGATCCCAATCGAACTGTTCGTGAAGGTGCTGTGGCAACTGCTCAGACCACTCAGGATTTGTCGGACTGGATCACCAGTTTCCAGTCTGATGAGCGTCAGGCTTTCGACCGGATCATGAACATTGAGTCTGGTCTGGACAGCAACGACAACGATGATCGGTTTCAGCAAGACATTGAGAACGGTGACTCTGTGTTCGCTGCTTCTCTGAAGAACATTGGTCGGGACATCCTCAGTACGACTGAACGTCTGATCGACAACCCATCGACGATTGCACCTTTGGTGGCTGAGAGCCTTGGTTCACTTGGACCTTCTGCCAAGATCGCTTCTGGTGGTTCCCGTCTGCTCAGTGGTGCTACGGCTCGTGCTGGAGGCAGTCAGACTGCCCAGCGTACTGCTGGGACTCTCGGTGCTGTAAGTGGTATCGGTCTTTCTGAAGCCTCTGGGGCCTATTCTCAGACCGTGAATGAAGTCATGGCAATGCCATTCGACTCTCTGGCTGAGAACTCTGATACCTATCGTCAACTTGTGGCAGATGGGATGTCTCCTGAAGATGCTCGAACTCAGGTAGCCGGTATGGCTGGTGAACGGACGTTTGTCCGTCAACTTCCCACTGCTGCTCTCATTGGTTTGGTTTCGTCGAAGTTTGAAACTGGACCGATGCGTTCGTTCCAAGGTGTTCCTGTCACTCAGAACCTTCGGACCATGGCATCTCAAGCTCTCGAAGAATCTCTTCAGGGTGGCACTGGGACTTTCAACACCAACGTGGGTGTTCGAGACTTTGCTGATGAGAACCGGAACCTGAGCCAAGGTGTCGGATCTGACATGGTGACTGGTGCCATCGCAGGTGCTGGTATGGCTGGTGTCACTGGTGCTCCGAGCACGACTGTGAATGCTCTCCGTGGTTTGCTGGGTGAGACCCAGTACAACGATCCTCTGCGTCAGGACATCGTTGGTGCATCCCCTGCTCGTAGGGCTGTACAGACGGCAGGAGAGGCTCTCTCGCCCATCGTGGATGCTGCTGCACCTGTGGTGAATGCTGCTCGTGAGCGGACCTCTGCTCTTGCTGGACGGGTATCTGAAGGTGTTCAGGAATATGCAGCCCGTCCGTCGTCCAAGGAAGTCACCCAGTCTGTGGAAGCTGCGGTGAACATTACCGAGGGTTTGCGTGAAGCGGTGGCAACAGGACAGCTTGAGGATACGGTTGCACAGATCGTATCACAGCCTGATACAGACGTTCCGTCTGCCAGCTTCACTGATGTGGCTGGTGGAAACCGGAGCCTGATGGACAACATCACTGGGATCACTGCGAAACTGGGATCGAAGAAGTTCCGTCCTTCGACTGCTGACACTGCATATGCTGCTGCTCAGTATCAGAAGCTGCGTTCTGTGGTGGGTGCTCTTCCGAAAGATCTCCAGACTGAAGCTGGTCGTATCCTGTCTTCCAAACTGGTTCAGGAACTCTCTGCCAAGGCTGAGAAGCTCGATCTGAACCGGAACCCGGAAGATGCAGATCCGATCACGACTCTGAATGTGGCAAAGACGAACCCTGCTAACGTCAATCCTGATGTGGCTGACAAGATCCTTGAGGAGTCTGGTGAAAACCTCACTCCGGAAGAAGCACGGTATGTTCGTGTGGCTTCGAAGATCGGTCGTATCGTCAACCGGAACGTCGAAAAGCAGGTTGAGATCCGGACCAATGAGAACATCAATCTCACTCAGGCGTCCCGTCCGAAGAAACAGGATCTGACCGTGGAAGGAGTATCACGGCAGATCCATGCTGAAGGGAAGACCGATGCCAATCTTCGGGCAAAGTATCGTTCCATCAACGACTTCGCACGGGACATCCTGAGTGCTGTGCAATCCGGAGAACAGACCGGGGCCTATCCTCCGGACGCTACAGTCATCAACCAAAAAGGACAGGTAGTGCCTGTTCGTCAGGTCATCCAAGAGATGGCCAACTTTGCCCAGCACATGAAGAACAAGGTGCAGGCACTGAACGAGTCTATCGCTGATGGTTACACCACTCAGGGTGGACTTCGTGGTGGTAAGCTCAAGGACTTCGATGGTTTGGTGAACGGGAAGTTCCAGAACTCTTCGTTGTCTTCCAATGGTTTGCGTGGTGTTCGGTATTCCCCGGACAACGCCAACAGTGTTGCATTTGCGCAACAGGTTGCTCAGGACCAGAACGATCTGATCGAGGTCTACAATACCCTGCTGCAAGAGTTCCCTGAGACCTTCGAAGGTTTTGAAGCTATCGAGCCTGTTGTTCTCACTCCAGCAACAGTTTCTGGGGAAACTACCCAAAATGACACTGATTCGTCCGTGGAAACAGACGAGCAACCAACGGGTGTCGAGGAGTCTTCCGACGCCCCGGCGGAGGAAGCGACGAGCACCAGCGAGGATCTTCAAAACCCAACGGCTGACGAAGAGGTGAGCAGTTCCGAAGACGGAGTAGACGAGACCGGAGCGCAAGCGACGGACGAGACTACGACGGGTGAGGAAGTGGGAACCGATGAGTTGGCTGATGCCACTCAGGAAGACCGTGACCTGTTCAACCTGCTGAGTGATTCCAAGAACTGGGATCCGATTGAACGTGTTCGTGTGAAGGCTATCACGAACCAAGGACGTACTCAGACCCGTGATCTCATCGAGAAGAACTTCGGACCCAAGCTGCTGAAGCGTGTCCGTCAGGTGACGATCTATCCGAAGTCTGTGGATGATGGATGGGGTTACGCATGGACTCCTGAAGGTCAAAGGACAGGTCAGATCTTCCTGTCTGAAGCCATGTTCGATGCTGAAGGCAATCTGACCAAGGAAGGTCGGAATGTGGTGATCCATGAGATGGGTCACATCGTTGACTTCACCAATCGTTTCTACAGTGACGATCCGGGATCCATCTCGGAACGCAATGCTTTCCAGATCGGTGGAGTCATCGACCAAGAATGGCAGGCGATGGATCACAACGGGAATGAATTCCGTCAGAAACGGTACGAATACGTGGAGAGTTTTGGTCAGGAAGGTGATACTGATCAACGTGCAGCGGAACTGTTCGCTGTTCTGGGTGAATACTTCTTCGCCCCGAACTCTCCGATGCTGGATAATGCACCGGAAACCCTTGCTCTGATGGAGGAACTATATGGCCCGCGCCCCCAAGCAACTCGAACTCCCGCTGAGTCCACCAGTACCGAAGACGCCAGTACCTCCGACGGAGGAGATACCAGCATCGAAGGACAATCCGACGAAGTAACGGAAGCTGGTCTGGGTGAGACCACTGGAGCAACTCCGGTGGTTACTCATCCCATGCTGGATGAGCACTTCGAACGTGGACAAGAAGCACCTCTGGACAGCATTACTGATCTGGAGAATGCTGAATTCAATCAGGAACATGCTTCGATCATTCGTGAACTGCTGCCTGAAGTGGCAGAAACCATGAACCAACGCCTTCAGAAGAAGGTACGTGATGGTGGAATGGTGAAGAAGATCGTCGATCACATCCGTGATGGACGTGTCATGTTCAAGCGTTTCAAAGCTGGTGTCTTTGTGAACCCAGAGACTGGCACATACGATGCTCGTGTGCTGGATATGGCTGCCGTCGTACTGACGGATTTCATCGCCACTGCGGCTCCCAAAGATCCCAACAAGCTGGAAGACACTCTGGAAGCACTGGGGGTTACGATCAACGAGATCTCCGATGGTTCCCTGAATGCTGCTCTGAACGGCATTCCTCCGAGCCAACTGAAGGATCAACTGGCTTCGGACTTCATGCGTCTCATGAACCTGCGTGAGAAAGAAACCTCTGGTGTGGGTGATCTGGAAGGGATCGCACAAGGTTTCGCTGCTGAGATGATCACTGTGATGGATCAGATGGGTATCGTGGATGTCACGACTCTGGATCTGAACCGTGATGCTGTGGAATCCGAGGCCACCACTGTTCTGGTGAATACGGATCGTCTGAAGACTTTTCAGAAGCGGATCCGGTCTGGAACTCGTCAGGGTGTTCCCAACACTGTCCGGGAAGGGATCTTCCAAGACAAACGTGAGACCTACTCCATCGGTGAGAAGATCAAGGGTGTCTCCTCTCGTCAGTCTCGTGGCAACGTGGCTCTCTCTGAGCTTGAGCAACGTGCTCTGAAGAAGATGCAGGATACCCCGCATTACGTGAACGAAGCTCGTCTCCGCCTTCTGGAAGCTCTGGGAGATGGTCCTCTGATGCGGATGCTGGGATGGACTGATGGTGTGGAAGAGATGGGTCATCCTGTCCTGCGTCGCTCTGCACTGGGCAAGAACGCCTCCATCGACAAGAACATCCGGGAAGTCATCGAGATGATCGGTGCTCTGGCTGGAGATGTGTCTCAGGCCATCTACTATCCTGTGGGGATCACGAAGGTGGGTCGTCACCAGTATCAGGGACCGAACCCCCAATCGAACAAGCTGCTGCGTTTCCTCGCCACTCCGACGTGGAGTAACCTGAACATGGAATCCAAGGAAGACATGGATGCCTTCTGGCTCGGTGTTGCTCAGGCTTCTGGTTTGGCGAAGGTGGAGAAGGTGGATCAGGCTGCACTGCTTGAAACCATCAAGGAAGACTTTGCAGAGGATTTCGGTCCTGCTGTGGTCATGATGAAGGAACTCTTGGAAGGAGGTGCTTTCGATGCAGATGCTTTCGCAACTGCTGTGGGAACTGTCGGCCCTGAAGTCTTGGGTGCAATCGAGGCTGTTGCCTCTATGGAGATTGCTCAGGAAAACGGCCAGACGGAATTCAGTACATCTCTCAGCTTTGAACTGGATGGTTTGACCAACGGTGCAGCCAACATGATGGTCAACTTCGGCCATGGTCTGTTCACTCCTGATGAGTGGCAGAACCTGCGTCGTGTGGGTCTGTACCTTGGTGAGAAGGGGATGACCGTCAACCAGTTCTTCAAGGACAAAACCAACCTCGATCTTTACGAAACCGTGGGTAAGGTCGGTGATCGGATGCTGGCTTTGGGTGGTAATCGCCTGAAACCATGGCAGAAAGAACAGCGTGCTGCTGCACAACGTCTGGCTGCATCCATCGGTAACTTCGAGATGGTGAAGAACTCCGACGGAACCTACGACTACAAGATGACCCGGAACACGGCCAAGAACCCGATGACGAAAGTCAACTATGGTTCTGGTGTGCTGGGTGTTGCTGTCGGTGTGGCAGATGACATGCTGCTGGCCTTCTATGAGAAGCTCCAGACTCTGGGTGAAGAGACCACCATGGACGATGTGTTCTATGCTGGTTTCGAGGCAGACATGAAAACCATGGGTCTGGAACTGCCTGCCAATTTCGATCAGAACTTCGTCTTCCCGAACGATCAGGTGGAGGCTTTCCGGAAGTCCATCATGTTCACGATTGGTCGTGTACTGACTGACTCGACTCGTGAAGTGCTGGGGAACCGGATCCAAGAACTGAATGACATGCTGGTTCTCTCGACCAACATCCAGAACAACTACCTTCAGAAACTCTTCGACAAGAAAGTCGATGAGATGGCAGAACGTCTGGCTCGTGAAGGTGTCATCAAGCGGAACAAGAAAGGTGTCCCGAACAAGGGTGAGATCCCTCGTGCAGAGTGGAAGAAGCTGGAAGATGAACTGGGTCAACTGGGACCGATCTTCCGGTCAGATGACCAGACTCTGGCAATCGGTGGCTTCGAGAAGAAGCTGACTGATTTGTTCCTGTCGTCGAACTATGACGAAGAACTCCGCCAGCCTGCAAGGATGCGTCGTCCTGATGAGGTGGGTGTGAAAGCCATTCCGTTCTCTGTGATCGGTACTGGCGACGCCATGATGATGAACCTCATCTTCGGTTCTGAAGGAGCACCCAACGATGTGCTGGGTATTTTCGATGGTTTGGATGTCCCAGTCGGGAAGGTGAAGGAATACGCTCCCTTCGTGAACCAGCAGGTTCTGAAGTCGTGGGATCGTGATGTCCTCTCGATGCCGATTGCGAACTTCCAAGGTTTCCTGAATTCTGTGGAAGATCAGGCACTTCTGAAAGAAGCTGAAGCTGAAGTGATCGGGAACTTCAAGAAAGAGACCGTTCAGACTTCCAGTGCAGCAGATCTCCTGAGCCAGATGGAACGTCGTCTGCGTGAGAACCGTGCTCGGAAGAAAGTCATGAAGCAGATGGCTGTGTCTGTCGATCAGATGGGTGGTTCTGACGTTGGTTTCACTCGTGATGGTGAGACTTGGGACTTCCATACTGTGAACCAGCGGATCGACCGTGAGATGGAAGGCCGGGATCCTGATGCCCAAGAGCAAGTGACTGCTCCTGTCCGTGTTCTGTCTGGTAAAGCTGTGTTGGAAAACACTCGTTGGACTCAGGCTCAGAAGAAGGTGGTGGAGATCCTGAAGCCTCTCATGGGTGATACCCGTGTGGTCTTCGGTACTCTGGACCAACTGAACCAGTGGCGTGCAGATCATGTCGCTCAGGATGGTGTCGTCCTGAAAGCCAAGGGTCAGTACGATGCAGCGAACGATATCGTCTTCATGACGAAATCCTCTGGTGAAACCCTGCTTCACGAGATGGTTCACGCTGCCACGTACAACAAGGTTCTGGCTCACTACCAAGGTCAGCCCAACGATGCTGTGGCACGTCTGGAAGATCTTATGGCTCAGTTCTTGGAACTGGATGGTGGTCAGAAGATCCGGGAAGCACAAGCTGCCATCAACCGTCGTCTGGTGAAGAATACTCCTGTGGCAAATGCCAATGCTCTCAATGAGTTCATGGCCTATGCTCTGTCGTCTTCTCAGGTCCGTCAGAAGCTGGAAGGGACGCAAGCGAATATGCTTGCAAACCTGAAAAGCAAGGTAATTCGCTTGCTGCGTCGGATGATGGGTGGCGTTCCGGAGGATATGTTCTCTCATGTGGTCTTCAACACTCGGGTTCTTGGTGGACCTCCGAGTGATGGTGGAGGCAATGGTTCTGGTGGAGATGATGGAGGGGACGGTGGTCCGTCTGAGTCTTCGGATCCGTTCGGTGAATTCACCAACTACTGGATCCAGAACATCCGGGAGTACATGGAGGGTCTTGGTCAGACTGGTGATCCGAAACTGATGAAAACCTCGCTCGATCTGTCTCGTGCGAAGAAGGTTATGGAAAACCTCCGTCAAGCTGGGATGCTTCGGAACAACAAGGACAAGGCCACGTTCAAGGCGATCTACGGTATCGTGCTGTCTGACATGAAGCTGGACAGCAATGCTCTGATCGGTCTGACGAAGGTCTTTGGTCATGTGGAAGAGAATCTGACTGCTGAGATGTTCGGTGACGGCTCTGAAGCTGGTAACACCTACTCTGCTGTGCTGAATGCTCTGCGTGAGTCCAAGGAACCGAGCCATGCTGTGGCTGTCCTGTTTGCTCTGAGCCAGACCTCTCAGAAATTCCGGGATGCTCTGGAGCAGATCCCTGCACCGGAAGGTGGTCCTGTTGGTGATGGTTCCATCAATGACTTCCTGACCAAAGCTGCTGCATTCTCGATGCAGAAGCTCACTGGTTCGATGGACACGAACAAGGTTCCGGCAGATGTTTTGGCCACGGTTGCTGGTACGATCATCGACCATGATGTCGAGCGTGAATTCCGAGTGCTGAAAGGTGCTACGGAAACTCTCACTGCCATGGATGATTACGTCTCTGGGAAGTTCACCCAGACGGCAGAGATGATGCGTGCAAAGAACCGTGAGGTTCAGGCTTCGACCCGTTCGGATACTCGGAAATACCTCGTGGCTGCTGCTACGTTTGCCACGAACTATCTGGACAAGCCGGGTACGGATCTGACGAACCAAGCCATCAAGAAGGTCACTCACATGGGGATTCCGTTCCTCTCCATGGTTCCTGTCCGGGAATTGGTGGCTGAGATGATCGGTACGGATGCTCAGAACAAGAATGTGGTGGCTCTGCTGGACCGTGTGAACGCCTCTGTGTCTGGTATGCGTCAGGCTTTCCGGGAAGATCTTCCGGGAATCTTGGATCGTTCGTTCAAGGAGTCTCCGACCAAGGAACAGTGGACTTCCATGTTCAGGACTCTGGCGAAGACTGATTTCACCAGCATCGTGGATCTGGAGAACATGCAGGGTTCCATGAAGTATCTGGAAGAGTCGGGTACTCGTCAGGCTGAGATGCAGCGGATCGAGACCCAGCTTCAACAGTCTCTCACTGGTTCGAACTTCCAAGATGCCATCGAGAAAGGTCGTCAACTGGCTGCCTTCATGAACGGAAAGTCTGTCGGTAAGCTCTTGGTTCGGAACGCATATGCGATTGGGAAGAACCTCGAAGGTGATGTCGATCAGGCAACGATTGATCTGCTGGATCGGTGGATCACTCTGGAAGCTGTGAATCAGATGGATCCTCAGACTCGGGAAGAGACTGTCCGTCTGTGGCAGGAAGATCCTGTGGGCATCCTCGGTATTGTGGCATATCTGCAACAGTTGAACGAGGCTGAAGAGGCCAAGACCATCTCGGAGCAAGCCCGACTGAACGGCTACAAGGGGTATATCCCCAACGAAGGAGCCAAGAACGTCCACATCACTGTGGCGATGGATGAAGCTGAAGGTGACATGGAGCGGAAGGGCTACAAGAAGCTCAACGTGCCGTACACTGGGGAGACTGACTCGATCTTCCCCCGGTCCTACTACGTGTCCACTGTACGTCGTCAGGGGATCTATTCTCAGGGTGTGGTGCAGAACGTGGCCATGACCTATCGCGGTGTGGACATGAACACGGGTCTGACCGTGAAGAATGACACTGCTGGTTTCATCTCTGGTGAAGATGGTTCGGTTCAGCGGATCATGGAGAACCAACTGGATGACTCTGTGGAACTGGAGAACGATCAGGAAGCCCTGATGCCTGTCTTTGGTCCTGATGGTGACATCATTGGTTTCGAGCGGTCCATCTCTCAGGAGATGATCGACACTCATCTGGGTCGTGAAGAGAACCTTGCTGTGATGCTGGGTGCTTGGCAGGGTCGTCAGATCGAAGAAGGTCTGGCTGACCAGTACAACAAGCAGTTGTCTGATGAACTGAAGCGGATCTGGGACAACCGGGAAGCTGGTGATGAGGCAACCTTCATCGACCTGAGCAAGTCGGATGATCCGATCTACAAGGACTCGTGGAACATCATCCCTCAGTCCACCAAGATGTACATGGAAAGCATCTTCGGTGAAGATGGAGTGATGGTGCCCAAGTCGATGGTGAACCTCTCCGTGGGCTACAGGGAGTTCTCCATGGCTGATATGTGGTCTGGGAAGACTCGCCTACCCAAGCCTGTACAGGCTGCTGTGAAGGGCACCACAGAGCGTCTGCTGGGGACCAAGGCTATGCGTGTGCTGACTGGTGGTGAAGAGATCCTTCAGGGTGTCGTATCGACGGCCAAGGATATCATCGTCATTCGGTCTCTCGTGGTTCCTGCTGCAAACCTCCATGCCAACGTCATTCAGTTGGCTACTCGGGGTGTGCCTACGAAAACCATCCTGAAGAGTTTCCGGAACAAGCTCTCGGAAGTGGAGGAGTACAACAAGAACCGGACGAAAGTCATTGAACTGGAAGCGAAAAAGATGCTTCTGGCGAAGAATGATCGTCAGCGTCAGATCATTGATGACAAGATCCGAGTGATCGAAGACCTGAACCAGAAGATGAGCATTGCTCCTATGCTGGAAGCTGGTGCCTACAAGCAGTTGTCTGAGGGTATCACTGACATGGACGTGGATATCTCGTCTGGTCGTCTGGGTGACTACATGGAAGCTCTGGCGAACCGAGTTCATCCGAAGCTGGGTGGTCTGGCTGAAGTGGGATTGGTGTCGAAGTCCACGAAGATGTATCAGGTGGCGAACCGTGCCACTCAGTATGGGGACTTCTTGGCTAAGTCGATCTACTACGACCACCTGATTTCTCAGGGACTTAGCGAGGATCAAGCTCTGGCTCAGATGAACGAGGAATTCGTCAACTTCAGTGCTCTTCCGGGTCGTACTCGCTCCGCTTTGGAGGGATATGGTCTGATGTGGTTCATGGCCTTCAAGCTCCGGATCACGAAGATTGCTTTGCAGCAACTTCGTGATAACCCGGTTCGTGCTCTGGCAGTGAATACGTTCACCGACGTTGGATCTCCGGTTGGAGACAACATTCTGTCGGTGATCGCTGGAGGTCGTTTGGATTACGCCACGGGCTTCGAGATGCTGTTCGATGCTCCCGAACTGAACCCGTGGGTAAACCTGATGAGCGACTAACTCTCAGTCACTGCGGCATAGATCAGGAATGCAATCCCGAACATGATGCAGATTCCGAGGATTCCCCAGAAGAGGAAATAGCCGACGAACATCATGAGGACGCCGAAAGCGGCGAGGATGAGCAGGACAGCAAGGACCAAGATGGTCCCTGCTGCTGCTTGGATGAAGCCTTTGATCTTAGTCCACATCGAAGATGCTCGACTTCTTGGTTGGCTTCACAACCGTTTTGGGCTTGGGGGAATCACCTTCAGCTTTCGCTGAGTCCGAGGATTGCTCGTCCTCGTCCCCGAAAAGGTTTCCCTTCGAGGTTTTCCCTTTGGCTTCGGTGTCGGGTTTCGCTTCGTCAGCAGTGTCTTTCGTTCCTGCTTCAGATTCGCCCTCCGTCTCTGCACTTCCTCCGCTATCAGCGTCAGAGCCGCTTCCTTCGTCGCTGCCAGAATCAGTGCTTTCCACATCGGTGTCCTCCTTCTTGGTCGGAGTTTTCCGAGTGGTTGTGGTCTTGCGAGGACGCCCGCCTTTGTTCTTCGGCTTGGCTTCACCCATGATCACCTCTGCGACGATCTCATCGTCTTCGACGCTCAGATCCACCTCTGCCTGTTCGGCATTGGGGAAGTTCAGCGTCTTGACGTAGGCGTTCAGAGCGTTCTGGATGTCCTCTTGGTCGAGAATGATCCGCATATCTTCGGACTCCTTCAGAATGTTGACTGTTGCGATGGCATGGCCGTCCATTGGAACGACACCACCAAAGGAAAAAGTAGACAGGACAATATGATCCATGTTGTCATCAGGGATCTTTCCTGCTTCCACCATCGTGTCACTGAAATACTTGTCAGTGATGGACCCGACGTTCATGGTGTCGAGTCTGCCATTCCGAGGGGCGAAGATTGTGTAGTGGATCCACACTCTTTCTGCTCGTGGCTTATCCCTCAGAAGTGGTTTCACCTCATCTGCGAAGTTTTTCTTTTGTGTGTTGAGATGATGGTGATGGAGATTTCGATAGACGTTCAGGTTGACTGCTTTTTGGTTCTTCTTGCTGACATGAACGTAGGTAGGGACTCGCACGCTGTACGAGTCCACCACCTGATCGAAAAGCTCCTCGAAGTCAGTCCGAATCAATCGTCAAACAGACTGGACTTCTGCTTCTTCTCGCCTCCACCTGACGAGCCGGAACCACCCTTGAAGGCTTTGCCTTCCTTCTTGCCGGTGGACTTGTCGTAGGTCTCGCCACGGTTCTTCTCCAGCCACTTGGCTGCATAGTCACCGTCTTCTTCCATCTTGGCGATGGCTTTGCCGAGATCCCCATCGGACAGGACTTCTTCGAAGTCACCGCCGAGGCTCTTGACGAAGTGAGCGACCTCGCTGATGGTCACGAGACGATCTTCCGGGAAGAACTTGATGAACTCGTTCTGGTCGCGGGTCTCACCCGTGGGTTCGTACTCGCCAGTCGATTCGTTCTTCTCGGTCTTGTCCACGGTCTGCCGTTGGATGGCGACTTGGATCTTCTCACCATGCAGTTCGGTGAAGCAGTCCACAGCTTGGGGGACTTCCTTCTGTGCGTCGAAGTCGTAGAGGTTCAGGGTCTTCTCCTCCACGTCCATGTCACCCACCTCTTTCGAGCAGATGAGCATACACAGGCCGTTGACCTGATTGAAGCCGGGAAGGTTCTTCTCTTCACCAGTCCGTTTGTCCTTGTAGGTCACGTCACCGTTCCGGTTGGTCATCCAGATTTGACGGGTGATTTCCGTCTTGCCGTTGACCTTCAGGCAGAGAGTCAGGTTGCGAGCATCGCTGCTGGCAGCCTTTCCGATGTAGGCGTACTTGATTTCCGCCGGGTAGATATCCGTATCGAGGATACCACCGCCACCGAGGAAGTCGTCTTCGACTTCAGCCTTGGCAGCGGGTTTCGCTTTCGAGAAAATGTTGCTCATGGTTTGTCCTTCTTCAGTTCATGAGTTGGCTTGGTCGAAACCAAGAAGAGAAAGTCAGTCCTCGTAGTATTTGAGGAGTCGCTTGATCACGGGACCGAGATCGTTGTCGATGTAGAGTTCGGAACGATCCCACATCCCCATGGGTGAGCGAATGCGATCACCGACGGTTTTCTTGGTGGTTCGGGTTTGGAAGACGTGCTTGAAGCCCAGTTCTTCTTCTTCCTCCGTGATGGTCAGCATGTCATTGGACGGATGCTTCTGGAGATCCTTGATGGTTTCCTTGCTGACGTTGATCACGGTGGTGAAGTAGGCTTCGAGGCCCTTCTTCTTCAGGGCACCCTTGACGGGAACGCTGGTACGGAACACACCCGCTTCCTCATCCAGTTCACGGTCCAAGTGACCGATGAAGATGAAGAAGGCGTCCACCTTCGACGAGGCGTTGATGAGACGCTTGAAGAACTGGGAGTAGTTGCCCCATGCCTTCTGGGTGTTTGCAGAGTCGATCACATGGACCGTCTCGTACATATCCATCATGAAACTGATGGTGTCGATCACCACGAAGTTGTAGGGGTTTTCGGACCCCAGTTCTTCCAGTTGGTCGAGCCAGTCGATGATGTCTTCTGGATCGGTGATGACCTTGTTCTTGAACTTGTTCTTGAAGGGCAGGGGTTTCCCGCCCTCACAGTTCAAGTACAGCACGTCTGTGCGATCTCGCAGGGAGAACAGGGACATGGACTTGCCAGCCCCTGACTCCCCACAGATCAGGATGCTGTGGGGGTTGTTGGCGTCAGACATTGAGTCTCCTTCGGATGGTTATGGCATCTTCGATGCGACGGATTTCAGGACTGTCGAGTAGATCTCGTCCCTCTTGAGAGGAGAGTCCGAACTGGCGTTGAGAGCGAGAACTTTCTTCTCCAGTTCGTCGTAGCCCATGCCTGCATCCTTGAGCATCATGGCGTAGTTGAGCAGGGTGTTATTCCTACCTCCAACCTCCATGTTGTTCAAGAACCAACGCTCCAGATTCTCAAGGTTTCCGAGGTCTGTCACTTGCTGGACATACTCGGAGTTGGCCTTGGTCTTCGGGATAAACGGAAGGACATCAATGACTTGCGGGCCACGGTTGATGTGAACCACAGAGTTCTCATTGGTTTGCCACTTCTTGGATCGCTGGTTCGCAGACTGGTCGGACTCGAACGGCAGCCACAGAAGGAAGGAATTCATGAACTCCTTGTAGTCGTCCTTCTCCAAGTGCAGGAGATAGTTCGATGGCATGATGAGCCTGAAGCGATTCTCCTCGTCTGTGTGACGCTTGGTTGTGGCTGTGATGAAGGTGTAGTCAGCCAGAAGCTGATGGACAGCATCGAGCTTGATGCCACCGTCTACGTCTACCACCAGCATGTTGAAGCCGGGGATCACCTTGTCCTCACTGCGATGGCCATTCTCGAAAGAGTGGTTGCACCAGTGAAGGTTCGGCTGCTTGAGCAGGATCTCCAGCTTCTCAAGAGGCTGTTCCTGATCCTCGTAGTCATAGGCGAAGTGATCGCTGAAGCTGAACTTCAGCTTGTTCAGATCCGTCTCTGAGAGAGTCGAACCAGAGAAGAACTCCACCTGTTGCACCACGTTCTTGGTGATGACCACATGGTTGCTCACACCCCATGCCATGGCCAAGTCCATCATCTCCTTACGAGCGACAGTCGAGGTCGGGTAGTAGGGCAGATCCTCAACCAAGTCTGCGTGAGTGAGGTTGTCCGGGCTGGTGGCGATGTATTTCGCCAATCGAACGAAGTTTCGTTCCCGCTTCAGGAGTTTCTGAAAGCTGAGACCTGACTCCTCCGCGACCTTGATGGCTTGACGGAGATGCTGGATCTGGATTTCACTCGACTCGTCGAGGAAAGCGTACACTCCAGCGAGTTTCAGGGATTTGAAGTACCTGTGTGCCAGTTCAGCCTTTCGGATTTCCTCGTGCTCAGGCATCTCGTTCGCCATTGCCTCACACTGGAGACGATAGCTGATGAGTTCGATGCCCACATCCTTCGGCACGGCCAACGTGTGGTTGTAGTACCGAGGGTCGGCAAACTTGGTGAGGAATGTCTGCCAACGGGTGAGTGCCGCAGATTGGTTCTTGGACACCAGCCCGTTGTAGACATCTTCAGGATTGATGGCTGCGAACTTGGTTTCGCTCTTGCCCATCCCGAAGAAGCAGCGTCGAGCGTAGCCAGTGGCGAGGAAGGAATAGAACTCCTCTTCGATCTTGGCTCCGTCGAAGAGCTTGGAACTGGTTCCGAACATCAGGACATTGGCAGGTGTGGAACCAGCAATGTCGAGACCCCGTTCGTTGTCCGGGGTGTTCTTCACCAGCTTGGCCTTGATCTTGCCAAGGTCGTAAAGCTCCAGCAGTGTGTTGAGAACTTCGTTGTTTCCCAACAAGTTGGAACCCATCTCATCCATCTGGAAGTTGATGGAACCCACTCCTGAGAGCAGGAGCTTGTAGCGAAGCTGCTTCACAGCAGGACCAGTGCCCGAGTCGAAGATGAATGGTGCATGTCCCTGCTTCTTGAAGTCAGACTCCAGAGCTTCAAGCTCTTTCTGTTCGTCGCCACCCTTGGCAGCAGCGATGTCCACGGCCAGATCGAAGAGGTTCTGTTCAGCAAGCTGACCGAAGGTGTTCTTCATGTACATCTCTCTGAAACCAGAGAGCACCTCTTCGAGAAGATTCACGGAATGGCCTTTGCCGAAGCCACTGGTGGCCAGACCGATGGAATAGATGTTCACGGGCAAGACACCACGTTCAGGTGACTGGATCTTGCACCGCATTGCGGACGGTATCAGGCCAAGGAAATACGCCACTTCAGCCTGAAAGAAGTCCCGATTGACCTGCCCTGTACGGTGACAGAGAAGGTCAGTCAGTTCCTGCATTGCATGGTGATGCGGTGTGTTCTCGATGACGCTGATGTCATAGAAGTTAGACATCGGGGAAATACTCCTTGCGTTGTTCACAAACCGAGAAAGCAGGGCAATACTCGCAGGCTTTCACTTCACCTTTGACGGTGACGATGGTGCCTTTGCCCTTCTCCCGGAGGTGGAGTTCAGCATCTGCCATGTTGGCAAATGTCTTCTGAGCACGCCCACCCTTCTTGGCAGTCTCCGGGTTGGCGTAATACTTGTACTGGTCAGGCTGCTTCCACAGTTCCTCATCAGTGCAGCGAACCATCTTGTCCTGCTGGTTCGCATGTCTGGCGTTCTTCTTGATGTGGTCGAGCTTATCGAGAACCCACTGCTCAGTCTCTTCCATCGACATGAGAGGGAACTCTTTGTGAGCCACCTTCGCTTGAGGGTAGTTCGGATCAGCCTTGGCCCGGAACTTCTGCCAGTCGGTGAAGATGAACTCGATCCTCATGGTATCCTGCCAGATGAGTTCTGGCATGATGTAGCGATACATGGAGCCTTGGAGGATGTAGTCCTTGTCCTTGGATCCAGAGGTATAGCTGAAGGTCGAGGTGGTCTTCACGTCCCGGTATGCACCGTTGATGGCGAAGTCCAGTTGGCCGGTGAGAACAATACCCCCGATTTCCTTGAATCGGCGCTGCTCCAAGAAGATGGGAATATCGTTCCCACCGACCTCAGAGGGATCTGGATTGATCTTGACACGATCAATCACTGACTGGGGATAGTGGAGACGCCGCATCGCCCCCTCCCAGTCGCCCTCTGTCCACGCTCGCTCAATGGAATCATGGAGTCCATGTCCCACCCGCGAGGCAATCAGATCAGATACGTCCATCACCTCTTGGCTCTGGTCTACCTGACGTTCGAGGATGAGCCGACGAGTCGGCTTCATCAGTGTTGTCACACTGATCAACTCACCTTCAGGAGCGACATCTGCTCCAGAATAGTAGCCCTGCTGGAGAAGCCAGACTGCAATGGGCAGGTCGATCTGATGGTTGTTGGTCAGCTTTTTCATGAAAGCATCTCCTTGAGTTCGGAAAGAAGTGTTTCAGCACGGTTGCCATGATACAGAGAAGATCTGTAATCCTGCATCATGTCAGCCTCTGCTTCCTTGTAGCGATGGTGTTTGATCTTCCAGACCAGAAGATAGGCTTTCATGGTTCACACCTCTTCGACTGTGCTGACGATCTCAGCGATGCGTGATGCGTTGATGGAAACGACTTCCTCTTTCTCGACCCAGATGAAGAGAACCCATCCGGGATTCTCATAGTTGATCTGATCGTAACCACGCATCTCTTGGTAGCCCTCCTCACCGATGTAACGGATGTGAGAGACGTTGATGGTATTGTTCATGCTGCTATGCCTTTCTCTTTCAGGTCAGCAAGGTGTTCACGGATCTTGTCTTTGATCGTGTTCTCGTTGGCTGCGTTGGGGATATCGAAGCCATGGTTCCAGTTCGGATAGAAGATCTCCACCGAACCAGACAGCTTCACTTCATCGTGCCAGATCTCAGGATCATCTTGCCACGAGACTTCCTTGGGAAGCTCGGTGTTCAGATACATGAGTGCTTCATACGCCCCGTCACGAACGAGGTAATACTGAGCGTCATGGATGTGAGCACATGGCTTGATGTCCAGTCGATGCTTGGAGACTCGGACCTTCTTCATGAAGGCGCTGGCAGCCCGTGAGTTGAGCATACAGTAGCTCTGACCCATGGCGTTACCTGCTGTCCTCCCCTCTGCTGCTGCCTCCTTGGGGGTCTTCCCTGTGCCAAGGATGGTCTGTTTGAGAAGAGGAGTCCGGACTCGGAGACCGAAGGCCACTGTGATGTAGCCATCGTGAGTCGCTTGCTCCAGTTTCTGGTTCACGTAGTCAATCGAGACCTTGTACATCTTACGATATTTGGCCTCGATCATCTGAGCTTTCTCCTTGCTGAAACCACAGTTCGCCATCAGCGTGTGGAATGTACCCTGATAGGTCAGGGCGAAGGTAGGAGCTTTCGACTCCTGTCGCAGTGGCTTGTACTTCTTGGCGATGCTGTTGATGCTTTCCACCGACGTAGGGTCGATGTCTGGCATCTGATCACCGAAGTACCCGTAGGCTCTGAGAGAGTGACCATCGTAGCCGTCGGTGTAGACCTTCAGCTTCTCAGGATCCTTTGTCTGCAATGCAGAGATCCGGTCTTCGAGAGAGTCGAAGTCCAGACCCACAAAGAGCCATCCGGGAGGGGCTTCAAAGCATTCTTTGATCAGCTTGGCAAGTCTGCTCTTGAGCGGACCACCTGCACTGCTCGGAATGTTCTGGAGATTGGGGTTGTTGGATGACAACCGCCCAGAAAGAGTACCACCTAGCCGGAAGTTTCCGAATAGGTAGTGCCACCCATCTGGTCCCGGACATGCTTTCAGGAATGCCGGGATGAAGGTGCTGATGATGATCGCACTGGCCTTGTACTCCAGCAGGATGTTCAGGAAGTCCTTCACATCTTCAGTGATGTTCTGCTGAAGCAGTTTCTCCAGTGTGTCAGCACCTGTGGATGGAAGCCCAGAGTCTGTCAGATCGAGCACTGGCAAACCAAGGAACTCCTTGGAATACAGCAGTCTTTGAAGCTGTGGAGCAGATCCGGGGTTGAACTCAACCACCAGATCTTTGGTCTTTCCAAGGTCAGCACGAGTGACAACCTTGGTCTTCAGCTTCTCGTTCTTCTTCTTGAGAGCATCTTCCTCAAGCTGATAGACGAACCCTTGGACGATCTTCGTCTGGTTCATCTTCCAGACACAGTGGTCTGATTCTTGGTTCAGTTGCTTGTCGAGAGCTTCGACCTTCTGCATGTTCACCGGCAAGCCGGTCAACTGCATCTGGATGATGTCCACAGCCCACTCTTTGAAGTGCTGGTAGGTCTCCATCTGCTGGTCAGCAACCATGGTCGGATAGTGCTTGTTGTACACGTACCATGTGCTGAGACCATCGACGAGATTGTACCTCAACAGATCATCGAGAGGGATCTGAGTGATGTCGTTGATCTCTTCCACAGCATAGTTGCCAGCGAACTCCTGTGCTTGAGCTTTGAGACCTAACTCATTGCCAGCACAGGAGTTCGTCGCAAGATAGGTGATGAGTTGGGAGTCTTCCCAGTTCTTCAGCATCACCTTCAGACCTTCGAGGAGTCCATCCTGATCCAAGATGTCATCCATGAACAACTGGAAGATCAACACGTACACGTCGTAGCAGGCATTATGATAGATCATCCTGCGCTTGAAGTTCTCGAAGAACCTCCGCAGTGCCTGTCGAATGACTGGATCTTCTTTCTTGGTTCGGGTGTTGTCCACCTCGAAGGCTATGCCGTTGTGTTCATCCCAGCAGAACGTGATCGTTCCGATCCCTGCATCGTAGTGCTTCAGAGAGAAGCCTTCGATGTCACAGGAGAGATCCACATCCATCTTGATCAGCTTGTCGAGCCAATCGAGCTTGTCTTTCAGCGTAGATGGATACGTGGCTCCATGGATGATATCAGATCCGACCTTCTTGTGGGATCCTCCGAAGTAGTGGGTAACGGCCCGGAGTGATTGATCAATCTTTCCCTTGGTTTTTTCCGGATCGTAGAAAACACGGGCGTAGTTGGGGCAGTAGGTTGCCTTGAAACCAGCGACCGAATCAAAGATATCACCGATGTTCGCATCTGTTTTTCCCTGCTTTGTCAGTACCTTGAAGTAGTCTGGCTGGGTGACAACGAGCATCTCGATACCAGCTTGAGCCAGATTGGGAAGGAGATCATCCAGATACTCCTTGATGTCGGAGTTGGATGTCTTCTTCTTCTTTCGGTCGAGGAAGAGGTCACAGATCATGACCTCCTCATTCATCTGCGAAAGCACTGGCATGTAGTGTTTGATCACCTCGTTCTTCTGGATGCGTGGAACCAAGATAGCGATTCTGGCGGGACCACCTTTGCCAATGATTTCGTAGTGCATGGTTTACCTCATGTCTTCGGGCCTCACGCTGAAGAAGCGAGTCTCCTCTGGATCTTCGATGGTGAAGGACTGCTGGTGTAGACCGATTCGAAGCCTCTCTGCAAGATTTTCTGCATGAATCTTGAGATCTGCTGGGTCTTTGGGGAATCTGGCGTAGTTGATCAGAGTCACGCAAACACCAGATTCCTCTCCACCTGTGTAGATGTAGTTGGCACGAACCACAGAAACACAGTAGCCCTGCTCACAGTATTCCCGGCAGATTTCCTCTGCACGGTCGTAGTTTCCAGCGATCCAGATTCGAATCGTGAAGCTCGGGGCTGTCTTGACGATCATTTGAAGAACCTCTCAGGGAGCTTGCCTCGGATGTAGAGGCGGTTCTTGGGACGAGTGAGAGCCACGTACTGGAGACGGGCTGCCATCTCGTTCTGAGTACACTTCCCGATGTCAGCAAGGTCCACGATGACTTCATCGTAGGTGGAACCCTGTGCCTTGTGGGTCGTGCTGGCTGCCACAGAACGAAGATCCGGATGGTTGTCACGGAACTTGAAGAACCGATCCCACTTCTTCCGGGACTTCCAGTATTTCAGGACTTCCTCACGGTCGTTGGGATCTGCTGTGACAGTCACCTCGTAGACAGCGAAGGTCTCAGGATCCCGAACCACGAGATCAATCATGTCGATGACATGACCCGGAACCAGTTGGTCGTTCTGATACTCGTCACCTCGTTCGATCACCTCCACAACCTGATCGGTGTAGAGGCGAGTCTTGTCCACCAGTTCAGCACTGGAGTTGTTGGTGAGCATCTCACCCACCTCGTAGTGCTGCGTGTAGCCACGAAGCTGACGGACGTAGAGGTTGTAGTCCCGGACTCTCTCGTTGGTGTAGCAGAGAATCCGACGTTTGGGATCTTCCTGATGGTAATCCCGTTCGAGGATCCCTTTCATCTGGTTCCCATTCACGAAGTCGATCACACCGGGGACTTCTTCGATCTTGAAGAACTCACCAGTCAGGACTGTCTGCTTGGCCATCTCTGCCAGATCCATGAGAGCTTGCTGACCCTCCTGACGGACAGGCTGAATCAGAAGACTCTCGCTCTTGTTCAGAGCATACACCGGGGAGATGTTTTCCTTAACCGGGGCAAGCTGATTTTTGTCACCGACGA